CAGTACCCTCCAGTACCCTCCAGTACCCTCCAGTACCCTCCAGTACCCTCCAGTACCCTCCAGCAACCTCCAGTACCCTCCAGTACCCTCCAGTACCCTCCAGAAACGAAAAAACCCGGCACATGGCCGGGTTAGTAAGAGGCAAAAATTAAATCAAATAAAGGTACATATAAGCATTAAAAGCATGCAACCAAACAAAAGCAAATCTAAAAATTTATGAAGCGTGCTAAATTGTTGCGTCTCATATTGATATTGTTTTTTTATGGCTGGCCATATGCGGCGGTTTTTGTCTATTTTCATGTTCTTTATTCCCCTTTTATTTTTCTTAACTCTATTAATGGCAACCAGCCGACTCTGTTTGATACGTGATTTATATAGATATCAGAGTCAGAATCTATTATTTCCAGTTTTGCATTGAGTATACCGCGCCCAAAATAACCGGAGGTAAAAAGATTTTTTCTTAATTCCTTATTTGTATAATCTTCATTTAATTCTATAAATCGGCCAGTACTAAAAGCTTGATTCACCTCGTAACCATCTTTTTTATTACCCCAAACATCCAAATTTATTATTTCATATGTCATCTTGTTTATTCTCCTAATTAAACATTTTCCCATTTTCTAAAAAATCATAATCATTACATTCTATCGTTTCCTTTATGTATTCATCTGTAGTTCTGTAATCTTCATCAGCCTGCAAAAGTTTGCTATAAGTATCGGCGACAAAATCCATAAATTCATCACGAGATATTTTCCGCTGCAATCTTTCCTCGTTTACTTTATGCAAAGTAATATATCTATCTATGATTTTAGTTTGTTCTTTTGTTCTCATGTTTTTATTTTCCCTGGTTAGTTGGTTTAATTAAGCAACTTATAATATAATTATAGCATAACTTGTATTACAAGTCTAACTAAATTTACTCTGTTAAGATGATTTTTTTATTCATCCCGATTCAAATAATTTTCATCCACCCGAAAATATATCGGCAACGATTAGAAAAACCTTTATCGAAAACAACCAAAATAAAAACACGATGCCCGATAATAGGTCATATCGGGCATGCGCTAACGAAAGCGAACAAAAGCAGCTATTTAACAGGCTGTAACAATCTCGTGTTACAAGCTATAGAAAGCAAATAGAAAGATAATAGAAGCATACTAGAATTTAGCAGTAGAAAATGACGGGTAGATGATCGAAACAGAAACTTTTATTATATATCTATATAGTCATAAACATATAACAAAAAATTTTCTTTTATAATGACGCTAATCGCGCCGTGTATCTGCATGCCTTAGTAGTGAGAGTATATCCGAGTTGAAGAAAGGACACTCTGTGTAGTGTATCCAAGTGCCGTTGATGTACTTCTATATCTAACTCCGGGGTATCAGGTTAGTGAAGTATTGGGAGGGGGGACGGGTTCAGAAATTTTAGGTCATCGCTATATCATGTATACTTGTATTTTTACGAGCACGGCCTTCCCGTCGTACACGAAAATAAATTCAAAAATAATCTACCCGTTATCTACCCGTTATCTACCCGTTATCTACCCGTTATCTACCCGTTATCTACCCGTTATCTACCCGTTATCTACCTGCTAGTAAATGCTATTATCTGCTAAATTAGCACTTACAGTCCCTCCCGCCATCTACTAGAACTCCCCTCATATACCCTCCAAGCTCCCCTCATATAAACCACTACCCCTCCCAACCACACTGTGCTACACTAATATCCGATTAATTCTCCAAAACTGTATATACCCAGGATACATCTCTAAGATTATCCTGGGTACTGTACGGTAATTATCACTTCCCCCTCCACCATATCTTGTGGTACACTTCCTGCATGACATCTACATATAGTAAAGAATTAATCGAATATGAAGAGCAGATAGCGGATGCTGAACTGTCTGATATCAACCATCAGCTAGCTCTTTTGTCCTCTAAAAATGCTCTAACAACCTTACAGAAAACATCTTCAATAGATTTTGACCCAACTAAAGATGTAGCTATTACGGATAGTTTGCTGCATGTAGCTCTAGCAAAGTTCCATGAGATATCTGGTATAGATATTGCTAGGGAGCTGGAAGATGAGCGTAGGGATGTGCTACTTGAAATAGGTGGGGAGGAGTTACCAGCTAAGCTAGGTAAAACTAGATCTGCTATAGTGGAGAGGATGTTTGCTGAGAAGGCTTTATCAGGAACGCTGAAGACCTATGCTGATATGATAACTAGACTCCTTAAAGAGAAGAGGATGCTTGCAGGGCATGCTTATGGGAGTCAAGCTCAGCAGTCTGCTAATGTGCCTCGTCTGATTCAAGTGAGAAAATCAATGATGAAGCTGGAAGGTCCTGGATCAAGAGGTAATAATCTAACTATACCAGTTAATGAATTGAATCCTCAGAAGGCGCTACCAGCTACCAGCTCTGTCCCCGTCGGTACATATCCCAAAGGTTAGAGAAATCTCTTACAGCATCATCTGGATCTTCTCTGTTAAAGAAGTCTCGTGGAGCTAAATACGATTCTAGTGAGGACTGTGGACCTGCTTGGACGAATATAGAGTCCAAGCTTCTAACCCCCATCATAACATCCTCTTCTTCATTATTAAACCCTAGTTTATGATCTTGGGTAGCTACTTTTACTATTCCTTTTTCTCTAAGTAGATCTATTATGAATAGTACGCATTCTGCTCTATCTGGGGAGTATCCAAAGCGTTTACGAAAAGATTTTTTATCGAGTATCTTTATTTTCTGCCCGACTTTTTCTGCTGGCATGTCAATGAGCTGCTGGATGATGGAATCATCTACACCCTTAATCTGCCCTGTGCTTATCATTTGCTGGAGAGCTATCCATAACTCCGTCTGCTTGTTAACGCAGACATCACTAGCTTTAAGACTTTCTGCTAAATCTATGGGCCTATCAGAGGGTTTTCCATTGAGCATTACTTTATGAATGTCGCGACTAAGAAACGTGGTGAAGATATCCCCAAGTCCTATACCTATTACGTTGGCATCCATTATGAAGTTCTGATAGGGGACGCGCCATTTTACCAACAATTCCCTAACCCAAGTCATCATTTGAAATGATGCTTCTTCTGCGCTATCAGGATCTATTCTAAAGCTGAAGTTGGTTTCTTCCCCTAAAAAATCTACTACCAATAAGCCTCTACTATCTAAACCTGTCTCAGATATCTTTAGGAAAGCTTCATCTCTCCCTGAGTATGCTGGATCAAAGGATGCCCATCTGCTTCTCCCCTGCCCTGTAAAAGCTGCCTTCTCACTAATCCTATGCTTTTGGCAGAGAAGGATGGTTATGGGGTTATAGGGAAGTGATTCATGGTCATAGACCCCTCGGATCTGCTGTTTAAAGAGTAAGCTGGTAGTGCCTCCTAGCTCCGAGGCTTTACGTTCTATGTATTCTTCTGTTGGGAGCCATGTACTTATCTTAAATCGCTCAGGCTCCTTTATACGGGGGCTATTGTAGGGATCAAAATGGTAACTACGTCCACCAAACTTATTCTTCCAGCTAGAATCTACCCCCCATGTAAGGCTGCCCCAGCCATGCATAGGCTCAGAGAAGTGGTACAATGCATCGAGTGCTCCAGATGAAGCATCTTCTATTTCAGGGTTTCCGGTAAGAACTACACAATAGTGCTTGTTCGTGATCCAGTTAGCTCGTGCTCTTTCCAGATGCAGTTTATTTAAGTGGTTCGATTCTTCTATTATAACCATTAATTCATCAGGGTGAAGTCCTTTCAAGTCAGCAGTAGCTTGGGCAGAGGACCCTCGTTTAATGGTTTGCGATATTATACCTACCCCTGGGATAGGACGTAGCAGGGATTTTCCGGGCCTGTGCGGATCTTCTATAGTAGTATAGATGGTTAGTTTGGGGCCTTCTCCTCCTCCCATCGAGAGCTTACCAGGCATCCAGGGAAAGTCGTTACAAGCATCAATTACATACTTCCAGGCACGATCTGATTGAGTCTTTTGGGTAGTATTTATTATCATTACCCCCCGTTTGGTGGGAGCACAAGCCTGCCATATCCGAGCAAATAACGTACCTAATATATAACTTTTCCCTATACCACCCCCTCCCAGCATGGTATAAGTACCTGAACCACCTGTTAGTATCTCTAGCTGCATATCGAGCCAGTGATGCCATTCTGTTTGTAGATGAGGGTAGAGTAGTTGGAGGAGAGCTTTGTAGTGCCCGAACTCCCCTAGTCCACCATCTGCTATACTCAGTCTGTTACCAGCGCACCACATTTCGATTTGTGCGTCGGAGGTGGTGTAGGGGAACTCCATGCCGTATGCTATACGTACTGGTGTTCCATCATCTTTCTTGATTACGGGGAATTTGTTATAGTTATATAATTCGGATTCTTTAGCTACTCTTAGTGACGACATAAATCATGATACTATATGAATTAGATAATGAAGAGTTGTTTCCACCGGAGTATTTAGGTTTTATAGACCCTGATGATTACTATTCGTACACGGGTATTATAACATCTTCTGGAGAGATGAGGCAATATGAATCGTTAGACGAGCTTGTAAGACATGTAGATGAGCGTCGTTCTACAGCTTCTCTCCCTCCTCTTCCGAATACTCGTTCAACTATCCTTCACTATCTATACATTTTAGGGGAAGCTCCTAAACATTATTTTTCTAAAGTAGCTCATCCTGATAGAACTCTCTTAGCTGACATTCAGAAGGGGGCTAATATTGCTTTATCTCTTTCAAAAGCAGCTATGTCAGGAGCTTTTACTGCTGGATCTCGCGGCTGGGTAACTAAATCTGAGGCTGAATATAGGGCTAATATCTGTGCAGCGTGCCCTAAAAACGTGGATTTAAAGAAGTCTGTTACTACTAGAATGAATAATAAGATAGCAGGGCTGTTTACTACTCATAGATCTACATCAAATGATTCTAAACTGCATGATTGTGAGGTTTGTGGTTGTCCTCTTACAGTTAAGGTGCATTATGCTAATAACATAATCAAGGAAAATACGGATCAATCAGCCGATAAATTCCCAGCTTCTATTAAATTAAAGTCAGGTGCTAAAACAATGTGTTGGGTAAGGGAGATATTACGGGATGAGTAGTCAGTATACGGTAGAAACAGAGACTAATGGTAATGCTAAAGAAGCTGAATTTAAGATAGAGTCTAATTCTTTTGACGATCCTCATCATGCTAGACACTTGTACACAACTATTTCAGAAGAGTATGAGCAGCGTATTTTGCCGATGTACAATCACATTACTAAGGCTAAATCCCAGATGCCTCCTTATTGGGATGATAAAAAGAATGCCCCATCTAAAATGCCTCTTTACCAGCACAATGTTTCTAGTGGTAGGTACTCTCAAACTATAGCGCAACTTGCGTTACCGTATAATTCTTTTTTTCCTAATCAATCTTATTCTAAATCCTTAATCGAAGTTAAGCTTCAGAATTATCCATACACTACAGCTTCTCCAGACCCTGCTGAATCATCGCAAGCTCAAGCTGGAGCTGCTGATGCTTTTGATAAGCAGAAAAAGATCGAACAAGCTTTTGATAACCTAATTAAAAATTCTTCATGGGCTATTAGGGAGCACCTAAAGATGACATCTGACTTCGTTCACTACGGGGTGGGGATGTATTATTTTGAAAATCCTAAATCCTCTTACAAGTACACTGCTCTTGACTGGAGGAAAGTTAAGTTCCCATCAGGAACTAAGACTGAGGTAAATGACTGGGAATATGTTTTTATTGAGCATGAGATGCCGGTTAATAACTTAATTAATAAGTACCATGAATCGTCTCGTGACTGGGATAAAGATGCTATAAAGGAGCTTCTTACTTCTATCTATAATTCATCTAACCCTGTTACTAATGCTATGCCTGAAAGTGGTTCATCAGTAGCTAGACTTGATGAGATTAGAGGGGGTGTAGGCTCCAATTCTCAGTATAAATCTGCTGCCGCTACTATCAATGTAGTCTCTTGTTTTTATAAAGATGTAGATAAGCAGATAAGTTGTTGTATGTTTGTTCCATCCTCAACTACTTCTTACACTGATCTTTATCTATATAAGAAAAAGGCGTTAGCTAAATCTTTCTCTGCTATTTTTTCTGTCTTTGTTTCTGATCCTACTGAGCATGAGATTAGACTTGTTAAGGGCTGGGGGAATAAGGCGTACAATTTATGCCATGCGTATGACAGGGTGTTCTGTAGATTCTTAGATCATATTGATTATGCAGCTAGTTTGTTCCTTAATATGGACCCTGCTGATATGCATAAGAAGATAATTAACTTTGGTTCTCTTAATGTAGGTAAGTTTGATAGTATCCAAAACGTACCTTCAGCTCTTAGATCCATTATCGAGGCACTTCTTTTCATAGATTCTAAGATTGATTCCCTTACATTTACCCGTGGGCTTAATAAAAATGAACTTCATGGTGGCGAAACTCCGTCAGGAGAGCTTGCTAATATCATGTTAATGGTAGAAGGCAGGGTCCATAAGCACCTCTTAGCTAGGTTCCTAGAGCAATATACGGATCATTGGGTAAAAGTTTTAAGTAAACTCCTACTTATTTCCAATAAAGATTCCTTTTTAGCTCTTAATGAAGAGGTAAAAGTTAGATTTAGGGATTATTTACTAGCTAATAATCTTACTGAAGAGGACCTTAAACTGGATGATACCTCTGAAGCTAACAGTAATCTTCCTTCAAATTGGCTTGTAGTGAGTAGAAAACCGGATGGATCTGGTATTACAGGTACAGTTCCACACGTATTACGGGCTTTACAGCCCTATCTTTCCTCTCTTCCTGAAGATGGATTCAAGTATATCTTGGGTAGACTTATTACAGATGCCTTTGGGGATGCAGAGATTTTGGAGAAAATCCTTCCTGGATCTGATTTACAGAAGACTTCTTCTGAAATTGATACTCAAAATGCCCAAGTCCAGGCAGCTATTCTCACCAACAATAGATCTGAGTTTGATAGAGACTTTGATATTGTGGAGGATATTGATCCTCAGATGACGGATGCCCATAAGTTCGTTACCTTCCCAGCTTCCCGCGATAATGACCACCTCATCTACGCTTCAGTGTTCTTGGGTAAGATAGAGGAAGCTATGCAGCGCATGACTAAGAAAGAGATTGGTAGAACTACCTTACATATCTGGATGTATAATTTAATTTCTAGTACCCAAGCTCATATTGAACTATTGCGTTCAGATCAAATTCGAGGTAATAGACCTGAAGCACAAGCTATCTACGAGCAGTTTGGACAGATGTTTAACACACTCCGTCAAGTAGAGGCCCAGGCTAATGCGGATAGGGCTAAGAAGATAGATGCTCTTCAGACTAAGATGGCGCAGGAAGCTCAGGATGATCCGAAGAGATTGGAAGCTATGGCGAAACTTGAGATAGCTAGAGCGAAGCAAGCTGAGGTGCAGTTAAAGTTTGATACAAATAATTTTGGTAAGATGGTAGAGACTCAGAAAAATAGAAGGGCTGAAGAAAATCATGTGATTGACCAGCGCCTAAAGATTAAGGCTCTACTTACTCCAGATGTAAACCCTTCTAAGCAAGGTGGATCAGGTAGACCAAGAGCTAATGACCAGATGGGAGGATTAGAATGAGCGAACTACTAGACCTTGCCAATAATCTTAAAGGCAATGAATCTGTAATAAAAAGTTTAGAGACGTTAAGAGATTATTCTTTTTTCACTTATCTCTATAATTCTTTACTAGAGAGCTTGTTTGACACCGATCTACCAGATAAAATTAATAAGAGTGATGTTATTTACGGGGCTAGTTTGTTTATAAAAGCTATAAACGATGCTCCTACAGCACTTGCTAAACCAAAAGAGTAGGAGAGAAAAATGGCAGACGATATGTTTGGTTCAGAAGAATCCGTAGACGATATACCTGAAAGTGAAGGATTGTTTGAACCGGAGAGTGATTCCCTCGATAACATTGTGTCTAATTTCTTTGTTGATGATACTAATACTAACCCTTCTGATACTGCTCCTTCGACTCCTACTACCCCTAAATCAGATCTTGATTCCATTATTGGTGATCCTGTACTTAATGATATTAGAAGTCTTGAGGAAGAGTTAGACGAGGCTAAGTTAGAAGGAAAAACTCCTGAATCAATTCGTTCCTTCGAGGGCTTGAAGTCTCGCTATAAAAATAAGGTAGCTGAGATTAGGGCTAAGGTAGAGCAGCTTGAAAAGGAAAAAGCAGAAGCTTCTGAAAAAATTTCTAAACTCCCGGAAGTTCAAGCAAAGCTAAATCACTATGAACAGCTTACTGCTAAGACTAAGAGGATGGAAGAGGAGCTGGAACAGGCTAAAAAAGAAGCTCGTGAAAATTCTTACTTTAGAAAGAAGTATGATTTTGAGAATGATCCAGAAATAAAGAAAGCCTTCATTAACCCTATGCAGGAGTTGAAGAAGAGATGTTCTGACATTATAACTAATGTGGGATTGGATGAGGGGGTATGGCGGGACCTTCTACAAGCTGACTCTGAATTTAAGATTAACCATATAATTGATTCAGCGGATATTTCTGGACTTAATGCTCAGTCCCTTAAAAACTACGTGTATCAGTATAAGGAGCTTGCTAGGGAATATACCAGGGCTAGTGCTCCTGAATATATTGATTCAGCTATCGAAGCTGCTGTAGGTAAGAATAAAAGGGTATCTGAGGAGATAGCGGAAAGATCCTTTAACGATATAAAGGATGCTTTCTCTAAGCACGTAAGAGAAATAGAATATAGCGATCTCAATAAAGAGCATAATTTATTTGTTCACGATAAGGTAGTTGAGAAGGCTAAAGCTACTTTTAATGTATTTAAACAAGCCTTATCACCTGAATACCAAAACCAGCAAGCACTATCTTCAGTGGCTCAGGCTGCTATTATGGCAAGTGCTTACCCGTTCCAGAAAAAAGTAGTCGATTTTCTGATGGAAGAAAGAACCAAGTTATTAAAAGAGCTATCCAGTATGTCTTCAGGACCAAGCTTAAAGCAGTCTTCTGAATCGTACACTAATGGTAATTCTTTGGATGATATGTCGTTCTTTAAAAACACAGCAGATAAATCACTAGATGAAATCACAGAAGAATTATTCCGGTAAAATAAGATCTATTGATGGAGAACGACGGCTTGCCAAAGCCGTCATTTATCGTGCCCTTAGAGATGTCATTAATTATTATAACGGGGTATGCTCTTCTGAAAACCAACTAAATATTTGGGACATCAAAAGAGTAATTTATTGGTTTTATAATGATAAAGAAACCATAGGTAGTTTTATATTCTGGTGTGATGCCGCTACCTACTCTCTTCCAGAACGCACTCGCCTAATCCAAAAATGCAGAAAAGAAATTAATCAGTATCGTTTTTTACTTGACACTAGTAGTACTGATACCTTAATGTGATAGTACCCTAGTCCATAGGGGTATAAATGGACAACGCCTCAGTCGGGCTTACAGATATAATGAAATTTTAATTGTTATATTTTTATTGCTCTGGAGGCGATTCCTATGTCATGTAAACCATGCGGTGTTAGATCAGCTATAACTGATGCGTCAGCACCATTACTCAATAATTTCCAAGGTTCCCAATTTGCACCTCTACTAACTGGCTTGCTTCGTGCTCTTGACCAGGTAGAGATTAAGATGCGTAAAGAAGCACTAGATGTTTCTTGGAAACCATCACAATTCCCACAAGAAATTGTACCTTATGGTACTAATGCCAAGGGTACTCAAGTAGTTAGAAAAGCTACTCCTCTTTACTTTGAAGAGAACGAGCCATTTGCTTATGATCTTCCTACAGGCGGTCCTGAAGGCGGGTTATGTGCAGGTCAATCTCTTTGTGGTGAGATGCCAGCTAACCAAGTTCCTGGGGATACTTATCAGACCTTTACCTTCAAAATGAAGACTACTGCGTTTGAAACTCCAGTATTTTGTTTGAAGGATCTTCTACACAGATACGAAAACGGACCTGAGTATCTTCGTGAGTTCTTAGGTAACGTAGAACGTATTCCGTTCCAATTCTATGACAACTATATTCGTAATGAGCTATGGGAAATCGGTGAGAAGTATCTTCTTTCTGCTACTAACTATGGCCTTTTGTGGAATAGCCCTGACCGTGTAAGCCGAAGAGTATCTCCTAATATTAAAGATTTTAGGTTGATGCACCCATCTGCTGGTTTGGCTGATGTTGCTACTCCTAAGCTAGCTGCCATCCAACAACTTAGATACATCCTAGATGATTTCATGGGTGAGAGCGTATCTAACTTTAAGGTTGGCGAGCAACCAGCATGTATGATGGTTGGTACTGAGCCAGATGTTTATGGCTTTGCCTACAATGATACTGACGTACCTCCTTCTGCTTGGGCATCTGGTGGTATGGGCTTTAACATGTTTACCTACAAGCTAGTTGAAAAACTACCTTTTGCTTTCAAGCAAGAGAAGCTTTGGTTCCGTGGTGACTTTGATGCTGTTAGTGGAGAGTTTTACAGAATACCTGCTAAGGTTTATGTAGATCAAAATGGTGGCCGTGATCTTAGAACTAATCCAGCTTGGCTTACTGCTAAGTATGGTGTTCTTACTTTCATGACTGCTAGACCTCTTGTTTACAAGCGGTTTGCATCTCTACCAGCATTTGATTCAAAGGTTCCTAAAGAATCAATCAAGTTCCTGGCTCCTCGATTCCAATTCGCTCCTCTTATGGAGAAGTGTAGTTATACACGAGGACTTGTAGCTTGGAGAGCTGAAGACGAGTTTGGTTTTGCTCCTACCGGAGAAAAAGTCATTCACGTTATTTATAGACGAGATGAGCTAGGTGCATACCTTAGAGAAGCTAAAGCAGGTGAGTGTATCGAAACTATAACTACATGTGTGGCTGATATCCCCACTACTTGTGCTACTCCTTCTGTTGTATCTTGTTGTAGAACTGCTGGAGCTGTTATCTCAGCTACAGATTACAGAGATACTGCATACACAGTAGAGTACGATGGTGATATTGCTGCTGAAATGGGCTGGGATCTGGAGGCTCTACCTCTAGCAGCTAGTTTCGCTACAATTAAGGGTACATTTGATGTATTGATTGTGAACGTAAATAGTGGTGGAAACATTGTTACTATGTACGTAGACCCTGCTCAACATACTGGTGGACACTTCTGTTGTACAGATCAACTACTAGGTTTTACTGCTTGTGCGGTAGTTCCTCAGTGTTCTGTCCTAGTAGAAGGTGGTTTACGGCCTGATCCTTGGGTTAATAACCACTTCCATGCATTAATGAGTTCAGCTCTTGATACTGCTGCCGATGCTGTAGTTACCTTATTCTTGGATAACGGTTGTGGATTGATGGGATCTGTAGCTGCTACAGTTGTAAGCATTGATAACGGTTCAAGGAAGATTAAGCTATCTGTTGTAGCTGCTAATTATCCTGACGGCCTAGCTTGCTCTGATGTGGTTGCAATATGTGCAAGTGCTACAGTGGGTTGTGGAGATTGTCTACCACCTAGTGCTTCAGAGTGTACTCCTACTGAGGATATAACTCCGATTGACTTGTGTGTACCGATCGAAGAAGAAGCCCCAGAAGGACCTTAGTAGGTAGTCTGGAATCTGTAGAAGGGAGGACCCCCACTTCCTTCTAACAGTAGATTTAATCTATAAGTAGGTATCTTCTAGTATGAAAACCCTTAGTATATCCCTAACAAAGTATCCAGGATGCCATAATATAGGGGATAAAGTTCTTATCAAATTAAAGACAGCTAACGAGTCTGTGGCTGTTTGTAGTTCTGGTTTTGTGTATGCCGAAGTAAAGCAATTTAAACAAATTGCTGTCGGTACTTACATGAAGAAAATCAAAGCTTACGACACTTGTAAAGGTGCTTACGTAACTTTAGATCAAAGAGTAACTCAATATAAATACGAATACATTTTAGAGTACGACGATGCTACTCAAGTATCTCCTGCTGGCACGCAACTTATGTGTGACTGGGTAGATAGTATTTGTTGTGTGTCTTGTGCAGAGCAAGTTATTTTTGACATGCTTGGTGGACCTTGTGCGGATTTAGCTGGAGGTATTGCTGGCCCTGCTGGCCCAACTGGTGCTACAGGACCTGCCGGAGCAACTGGACCTCAGGGTTTACAAGGATTAACTGGTCCTGCTGGACCTCCAGGTATTCAAGGACCTCCTGGACCTGGTGGAGAGGGGGAGTTAGATGTTTGTGATTATGCTTTAGGGGTATGGGGCGAAGGGCAGTACGACTATGCTAGTACAGCAGATCAAGGTATGCCTATCTATTGTTACAATGGTGCATTGTACGGACCTCCTAAAGTATTTGCCGGAACTGGCGGTGGCGGTGGAATAGGTACTAGTGAAAATCCACCAGTAATGACTACTGCTGTTTTTAATAGTTCTGCTGCAAGGCCTCTTCATATTCACTACGAATATCAGATAGCTATTAATTATGGTGCTTTTGGTAATGCTCTTGGTGGGCCATTTTTGTGGCTGGCTCTTGATGGAGGAGCATCTAACCCGATAGCTCAGATGGTTGCTGGTACAGATCCTGCCCATATTGTCGGCGGTACTTTTGTATCGAATGGTCAAGCATCAGTTACTATACCTCCTTCAGGAATATTTAATTTGTCCGTTGACTACAATATAGTGAAACCTCATCCGGGAATTTCTATTTATTCATGGGCACAGAGTTACTCAGTATTTGCGGTGATGATTTAATTATGCATATCAAAAAAGTTACTGACGACATATTGCGGGTAGTGAGGTTGTTTAGGAACGGGGAGCAGTTTGTTGTTGAATCAGCTAATTTTTCTTTAGTTACTGATATAGATGAATCTAAAGTAGATTCTTATACAGTGTTTGATGGTGTAGATGGATTTTGGAGGCCCTTTAATATCACTAACCCGATAGCAGATGCCACTAATTTATTGACTGGGGATTATTATCAATCTCCTATCCCTAATACCCATGAGCAAGTGTCAGTTAGTTTGGTGAGAGAAGTTTTGGCTACAGATACATATAAGCCAGATATAGCACATAGAATGAAAATGATTTTAGATGACTTAGGTATATAACTATGAGTAATGAATGGGTTAAAGTAGGAGATCCTTGTAACTCGTCTTGCTCTGGATCAAATTCAACATCTGCTGGGATAGTTAATGTTAGTGAAACTATAACTGCTTGTGGAAGAGCAGTTACCTTTAGTGGATCTAATACAGTCACTGTTAATCTAAACGACAAGAAATTAGTTACTGAACCTGGTCACTTATTAGGAGCTGTCGGTAGTATTGTAGCCCTAAAGCCTGGATCTCCTGCTGGAACTTATGATCTAGCTCAAGCTAATGTTCCTTTAAATATAGCTACTCATATTGGGTATGTAATTTCTGCTACTCAATATGTATTACTGGCTCCTGGATTCTATACTTTCCCTAATCACGGATACACTGTAGGTGCTCATTATACGGTATCAGCAACTGTACCCGGAGCTTTTTCCTTAACAGTAGATGCGTTACCATCTCACTATTTACAAAATGCATTTCATGTAGAATCTGCTGATTGTATTTTTGTAAACTTGCAGGAAGCAATTACTCCTTCTAATGAGTGCTGCACTACAATAACTCAAGTAGCTCATGGATTTTCTGTAGGGGATATAGTTCATTCTAATACAGGTATCTGGGAGTTAGCAGTAGCAGACTCTCCAGGAGCTATTATGGTAACTGAAGTACATGATGCGAATACTTTTAAAGTAGGTCATGTAACGTGCTTAACTGGCTTCGAAGGTATCGAGGCAGGGCAATCTTATGTAGTGAGTCCAGATGTACCTGGAGCCATCGTTAATGTTGATACACTTAGTTATGACGCAAGTAATGCATATAGGCCAGTAGGTACTGGTATAATAGCAGGATGCTTAGTAGTGAATATGTCTCCATCATTTCATTATTTAGGGGCCTATGCTGATCTTGTATGATAAAATATATTATATCGTGGAACGAGGTTAAGGGCCAAGTAACTAATGTATATAGTAGATGTGTACGAAGTAAGCATGCATGCGAAGCTTTAGAATTGTTTTTGAAGAATGTTGATGCTCCTGAAGAGATAATAGCTCTTAGCATTGAGAGAATGGATAAAGTAGAAGAGAGAAGTGCTATCACCCTAAATAGTGTACATTAGGGTATTAGCAGTCCTCTATAGAGGTTTTCGTACAAAGTGGGATCGAGGAAAGGAACGCAACTCGCAACTGTTGATGCTAGGAAGCTGATACACAAAATGTTCCGAGCCTCCTCCCACGTCGGTCAACGTGAAAGGGTTTTACTATGGGAAGGAATGTAGAGAATGCAGATTTGGTTGATGCCAAAGCTATTACGCTACGTATTCCTACTGTTTCTGGAGGGGAGATCCCTGTTGGAGCAGTTATATCAGGAAGAAGGTTGTTATTACTTGTGGATGAATTTCCGCTACAGTCATGGTGCAGGGCGCACGCAAGTGACTTGTTACAAGCGGTAGTCGAAACAGGTAATCCTGTGAAAGAGCTTAGGATTTATTCCGACACTCATAAATAGGAGGTTATCGTGCGTAGACGAAAAAGAAGTACGAGTAAGCAGCGATTGACCTTGGCTAAGAAGAGACGAGGGTACGAACGAAGATCGTATCTAATAGAATTAGCTGGAGGGAAATGTTGTTTATGTGGTTTTGGGGAAAGGTATGCATTGGAATTTCATCACGTTGAGAAGAAAAGATTTACTTTATCTTCAAACGTTCTTGGAATGATAGCTGATGAGAAGCTGATTTTATCAGAGTTTCAGCGGTGTGTGTTGTTGTGCAGTAACTGTCATAAGGGTATTCATCATGGCAGTCTTACACTAGAAGGGGGGTGATCTCATCTACCTAGCATGATGCCGAAGGTTAAGAGTCATGAGGACTCATTAATAATGCTTTGGAGGGGGTCTTGAAGAAAAATGAAATCATTGACAGAATATTTACTGGTTTGTTTCTTCTTGTTATCAGTGCTTTGGGTGTTGCATACCGTTCAGAGCTATCTAACATTAAGGAGTCGATCCAGGCAGTCGATAACAAAGTATCAGAAACTAAAACACTTATACGAGAAGACTCTAAGGAGTTTAACAGTACTATCAAACAAGAATTTGAACGAGTCAGGGAGAACGCAAGAGTTCTCGAAGAACGGATCAGACATCTCGAACGAAGTTCAGATAGGGAGAGCTTTAGGGATAGTGGTAATACCAGAAAATAACAGTAAGAACATAGTATGATAGACAAATTAAAAAACTATTTTTTAGATATAATTGTGGTTAGGTACTTATCTGATTTCTTAAAGAGATTGGACGGGTATAAGACTCTATTAGGGTTTGTACTTACTGTAGTCCAGGTTCTAGCAGAGATGCTTACTTCTCCAGAATCAATGGGGGTTTTTGCTGTACTTATAAAGGTATTATCGAATGTAGCTCAGGGGCAGCTAGATGCTTCCGATGTTACTATAGTAGCTACCAGTCTTTTGACATTGTGGGGAGTTATTAAGAAGGTATATAAGAATCGTAAGGGAATACCACAGGTTCCTACTATAGTGATTGATAAGGAAGTGTAATCTATGTTCTTTAATGAAAGAGATTACATACGGGGGGAGCACTGGTCAGGCCCCCCTGTTATACAAATAGGATGGTTGGTTAAATATCTCTTTAAGAAATTATCTTCTCTGTTTCTATTACTGATATTTTTAAACTCAGTAGCTATATCTCAATCTATAGATACTCCTATAATGGCTGGTAGTAATTCTCTACCATCTACATCTACAGTTAACTATTCTCATCCTTTTGGTAATCTACTTACTTGGAACGTTACAGAAAATAATCAGAGATCTGTAATAGCAGTTGATGGAACGTCCTCTAACTTTTATGCAAATGTAGCTACTGCTCCTGGAGCAGGTACTTCTTGGGCATTTACTCTAGTTAAAAATGGGGTGGATACAGCTATTACTTGTACGATAGCAGATGCAGCTACAAGCTGTTCTGATTTAGTTAATACTGTAGCACTAGCTCCTGGAGATACTTATTCAGTAAAATCTGCTCCTACTGGTACACCTGCTGCTCCTGTACAGATATATTTTGGATGGGTATTCTCTTCTACAGCAACTAACGAAAGTATTTTATTGGGTGCTAATAGAAGTACTGGATTACCTACTGCTAGCGTGCAGTACGGAGCTTTTTCTGGAGCGAGTACTCCTAACTCTACACTTAATTTAAGGGACTCAGTTATACCGACTGATGGAACTGCTAGTGATTTGTATGTGGAGCTAAATAGTGCTCCAGGTACAGGTGGGGATGCCCATCAAATAAGACTACTAAAAAACGGAGTAGCTACAGGATTAACTTGTACTATAACTGATTCAGCAACTACTTGTAACGATACTTTAAATTCTGTGTCGTTTGTTGTTGGAGATTTAGTGGCTATGGAGTTCACTCCTTCAGGCCCATCTCCTAATGCTTCTTTTGCTAGATGGTCTATGAAATGGGTATCGGATACTGTTGGAGAATCTATACTATCTTATTCTTCAGGAAGTAACCTCAATAACGGAGGATCTGTTAGATATGCTCCTCCTGGAGGAACTTCGAATACTTGGCAATCAGTGGAAGATAATGTCCAGGTATTAGTGCCTGGTACTTTTTGGCTTAAAGATTTTACTACTGTTCTAAATGACGTTCCCGGAGTAGCAGCTTCTTACACATTTAATACCAGAATTAATAGTGATGATGGTAGTATAACAACTACACTTTCTGATAGCGATACTAACGAAAGTGATTTAGTTAATTTTGATAACCTTATTGCAGGGGATAAATTAGCTATATCATCCTTATCTTCTGGGTTTGCTAATGTAACTCAAGCTAAGTGGGGTATTGTTGTTGGGGATAGTGCTGTATTACCTCCTCCCCCATCTAGCCCTACCCCAACTCCTACTCCTGTAGTTAGCCCTACCCCAACCCCTACTCCAGGATCAGTTCTTTTAAAGACTCCTATAATGGCAGGAGGTAAAACAGTACCTCCTACAAATTCTACCAATTACTCTCCTCCGTTTGGTAATCTATTATATTGGGGTGCTACAGAGAATAACCAAAGGGGAGTTATAGCTACCTTTGGTAATGCATCTGATTTCCATGTAGATCTACCAGTAGCTCCTGGAGCAGGAAAGTCATGGGTATTTACTTTAGTTAAGAATGGTGTGGATACAGGTCTTACTTGTACTATAGCTGATACTGCACAGCTATGTTCGGATACAAGTACAGTTGTAAATCTACTTCCTGGAGATACTGTATCTATAAAGGCAGTTCCTTCAGGGCTTCCTACCCCATTACCGCAAATATTTTTTGGTTGGATCTTTGAATCTATCGTAGATAATGAAAGCGTTTTATTAGGTACTAATAGGAATGCTACATTATCTCCAACAACTGTTCAGTATGGGGTTATATCAGGAGCTAGTAGCCCTAATGCTTCATTAGAGTTACGTGAGTCAGTAATACCGGCAGATGGTATAATAAGTAATTTGTATGTGGAGCTAAATATTGCTCCTAGTTCTGGAGATGCCTATCAATTTACATTAATAAAAAATGGATCTCCTACTAGCTTAACATGCACAATATCTGGTTCAGCCACAACCTGTAATGATGTTGCTAATAATATTATATTTGCTCCTGGAGATACTGCTGCAATAGAGTTTACTCCGTCAGGATCAGCCCCGACATCTCCTTTTGCTAGATGGTCTATGAAGTGGGTGTCAGATAATGATGGAGAATCTATATTATCGTATTCTTCTGGCGGTAATATGAATACTTCTGGAGTAGTTAGATATGCTCCTCCTGGAGGTACTTCGAATACTTGGCAGTCTATAGACGCTAATGGACAAGTACTAGTTCCTGGATCGTTTTGGTTTAAGGATTTCACAGCAGAGCTTACTACTCCTCCTGGAGCAGGAGCTACTTATACATTTAATACACGAGTTAATGCTGTGGGTACTGGGATAACTACTGTTATAGCAGGTAGCGATACTACTGGTAGTAACTTAGTAACTAATAGAAGTGCTGTAGCTGGGGATAAACTAACTATAACTTCTAAATCTTCTGGGATAGTTAATGTTAGTCAAGCTAAGTGGGGTCTTGTAGTAGTAGATACTGCTATAGAGGCAGTTCCTATTCCTACTCCTTTACCTTCTCCTTCTCCATACCCTACTCCTACTACAGGCCCGACTATTAACTATGCTTGTACTAAAGTAACTAATACTAATAATTCAGGGCCTGGATCTTTACGAGAATGTTTAGAATCTCCTAATTCTAATCTATGTGTATTTGAAATATCTGGAAGAATAGCTTTATTAAAAGATATAAGAGTTAAAGCTAATAAAATTCTAGCTTGCCAGACAGCTCCTGCATCTGGAGCAATGATAACTAATGGAGGTCTTTTTATAGAAGGATCTAATGTTAGAGTGGAGCATTGCGAGCTAAGGGCAGGGGATGAGGAAGTAGGTACTAATTTTGATCAAAGAAGGTCTGTAACTGTATATGCTCAATCTGGTGGGAATATAGTAGAAAACGTACTCATTAAAAATAATTCTATGAGCTGGTCTATAGATCAGCAGGTAAGTACAGGACAAGCTGCTAGCAGTATAACTAGGAACGTAACTTTCCTAAGAAATTTTATTTACGAAGGTTTATGGAGATCCTATCATAGTGATTTCACGCATTCTACAAATGTCCTTATAGGTAAAACTTCTGGAGCAACTTCTCTTATTGGTAATCTATTTGCTAATTCAAGAGATAGAAATCCAATGATAAAAGCTGGAGCTATTGTAGAGATTATAAATAACTATATCTATAATTACGGACCTACCCAAAAATCTAATTTACCTAGATTAGAGTATAGTGCTTCTGCCCCTACTACTGTGGATTTTATTGGTAATAAATGTGTTAACGGTCCTAGATCTACAGGGACTCCCTACTGCTTATATAATCAACCAGCTCATCCAGATACTTTAGTGTATATGGCTGATAATAGAGGTCCTACACGTACTTCTGATGTTCAACCGGAAACTGATATAGCATTTAATAATTCTACTGGCATAGCTGAAATACGAGTAGTAAATCGCACAACTTCAGGGATATTGGATGTAGATGATATATATGCAGATGTAGTTGCTAATGCTGGAGCTAGGCCATGGGCTAGATTGGATGTAGATCAACGGATGTTAACTCAAGTGGCTAGTGGTGGTACTTTAGGAGCACATTATGATTGTGTGACTACTAGTAGATGTGATGTCCTGGAAGAGGATTTACAAGTCCCTGAAGGGGGATTTCCAGTAAGACCTGTAGAAGCTAGAGGTATAGTTTGTGATCCAACTTATACAGAATCTGCTTATGAAACTTGGGTAGCTCAATTTGAAACTACTGATCCTCCACCAGACACAACTCCTATACCTAGTCCTACAGTTACAGCTTCTCCAGTAGTAAGTCCTAGTCCTTCTGCCACAGTTCCTCCAGTAGGAAGATGGTACGATAGATTTATATATAGAAAGTAAGGTACGGTATGAGATCAATAAAATATATAACTGTACTACTCACACTATTATTACTTTTTACTGTACCTGCTTTATCGGACACTAGAACACTATGTTCTTCTGGGTGTGATTATGACGATTGTGCTGATTGGGTAACTTATGTTGAAGGTATAGGTACTCTTACAGAACCTGAGATATTAGAGGTAACAGAGGACGATGTAGAAACTGCATGTCTATTCACTACTACTCCTGTAACTACTTCTGCTAATTATATAGAGATACGAGGCGCAGATTCTTGTAAGCATGAAGGGTACGTAAATACTGGCACAGAATGTGGTATATTTTCTACTGATTCTGCTGAAACAATAGAGATAGATGCTAAGCACGTTAGGATTAGGGATCTAGTTATACTTACCCCATATAATAATGGTAATGCGATATCTTTGACCGGTATTGGGGATGGGGAATGGATAATAGAAAACAATATAATTAGAAGTACTAATATAATCTCTCCAGCTTCAGGTAATGGCATAAAAGCTTTTCTTAGCCCTGCATCAGGTGCTGGAGTAGCTAAGATATCAAATAACATTATTAGTGGGTTTGGTTCTGGTACTAGTGGGTCAGGTATTACTATAGATGTTAGGGAAGATAAGGTAGCTTATATATACAACAATACTTTATACGGTAATGCTTATGGCATTATAGCTAATCAATTTCATGGGGATGGTGCATTACTTCATGTAAAAAATAATCTGGTTGTAAATAGCGTTACAACTGATTTCACCTACCCGCAGGGAGTTATTAATTTAACTGCTAATGTAGATAACTTTTCTGAAGATCTAACTGGAACTACTACAGGGATAACCCCTGTATTTGTAAATCCAGGTATTAATGATTTTAGATTGGATTCTACTGATACAGAGGCTTTAGATGAGGGTACTGATTTATCAGCAGATGCCTATCCTATAACTACTGACATAGCAGGTACAGCTAGGCCTTCTGGAGCAGCTTACGATGTAGGGGCATACGAAGTAGTGGTAATACCTAGCCCGACACCTACTCCTACAGTTACGCCATCAGCTACCCCCACCCCTACTCCTACAGTTACGCCATCAGCTAGCCCCTCGGCTACTCCCACAGTTTCGCCTACAGCTACACCTAACCCAGAATCTACTTTACCTCCAGCAGGGGTCTGGTATGATAGATTTATTAGAAGGAGATAGAGGATTATGGAAATCGAGGATATAAGAGAACGATTAGAGTGCTGTAATTTAAGCCCTGCTAGAGCACAGGATGCTATTATATCCTTGCTACTAGGTATAGTAGATGGGGTAGGCGGTGGAGGAGGCGCTCACACACTTACTACTGGATCTAATATCAACGTACCTGCTGGTGCTTATTCAGTTACTATTCAGGTAAGTACAGGATCTGTAGCTGTTAACGGTATAACTATATTAGCTGGAGGTACTATTACCTTAACTGCTAATAATGGAAGAACTTTACCTGAAATAGTAGTGACTGATTTAGGTAGTGCTGCATGGACCTGGGGAGCTATTGTTTAATATGTTTAAATATTTCCTAAGCATTCTATTCTTAGTACTACCAGTACAAGCCCAGGTAATTACTTTAAATGATCTAAGTAATCCTACTGCCTGGTACGATGCTACTGATCCTAGAACTATGTTCGATGCTACTTCTGGTGGATCTCTAGTAGCTATAGGATCTCCAGTAGCTAGATTAGAAGATAAAAGCGGTAATGGTCATCACGCTACTCAGTCTACTTTAGGGTTAAGGCCTATTAGGGCGACGGAGCCTGTTACTGGTCGTAGGAACCTGTTTAATTATTCAGAGCAGTTTGATAATGCTTATTGGACTAAATCTGCAACAAGCATTACGGCTAATTCTACTGTAGCACCGGACGGAACTACAACGGCTGATACTCTGGTAGAAGCTGCTAGTACCGCACAGCACTTAATATTCACAAATTATACAATAGTATCTGGACAAACTTACACAGTAAGTATTTATGCCAAAGCTGCTGGTAATAGCTTCATTGCTATTTCTGGTAATGGTTCTGGAATGATTGGTTATGCGTATTACGATCTAAGTACAGGGTCATTAGGGACAGTTGCTGCCGGTACTACTGCATCAATAGAAAGTGTTGGTAGTGGTTGGTATAGGTGTGTATTTACAAGAACAGCTACTGGATCAGCAACAATCAGTTTTAATATAGCCACTGCAAAGGTTAATGGAACTCTGTCTTACGCTGGGGATGGTACTTCTGGTATCTATCTTTGGGGTTCTCAATTAGGAGCTGTATCCTCTCCTACAGCCTATCAGAGAACTATTACAGCATACGAAGCATACGAAGAACATCAATTAAATAGAAATTATCTACAGTTCGACGGTATAGACGATTACTTGGAAGCCAATAGTTTAGCAGCTACTTTTTCTGGAACTAACAATCCTTATAGTATTTATGGAATACGTAAGCAGGATGTTATTACTAATTCAAGGGCTTCATTTACAGTAAGTAGTTCTAGTAGTGTTAATCCACTAGTTTATGATTATATATCTACAGCTAATAATAGAACTGAGACGTATAGTAGGGGGGATAGTGGAGCACCTACTGCCTCCACAATTCATCATGGAACTCCTCTAAACACTTCATTGGAATTATATGCTACTAGGTATGGAGCTGGTGGTACTAGTGCCTATAGAAATGGGATATTAGCTAGTTCTAGTGCGACTTTGCGTGGTGCTACTACAGTTGATTGGGTTACTCTTGGTGCATATAGAAGATCAGATGCTACTACAGGATCTAACTTTTGGAATGGGGCTATTTATGGGTTTGTTGTTTATAATTCAGAAACATCTGATGCATTGACTCAAAGGATAACTAGTCACCTACTAGGATATTATGGAAGAAGGCGTGCTCAAAGACACTTTATGAATGGATTTAACTAATATGAAAAAATTAATAGCTCTTTTTATTATAGTACTGCCATCTATAGTTAGTGCCCAATATCAGATTGATAGAAACGAGACTGTAGTTAATAAAAGAATTATAGCTCTATTTGCGGCTGATGTTACTGATGGGATAACCCCAGAAACAGGTCTTACCATCACATGTACAAGGAAGCTCCCTGCTGCTACAACTTTTTCTGCTTGCACTAATGCTACTGTAGTTGAGGTAGGTAGCGGGGTATATCAGTATACAATAGATGCTACAGAACTTACTGCTGAAGGTACATCGGTATATTTATTCACCAATAACGCCATGCTACCATCAAGAGTGCCAGTACAAATAAGAACTCCAGTAAGAGCACCTATCTCTATAGGAAGATAACTATTATGCAGCTAACTAAAAATATAGCTGCATCTGAAGTAACCTGTAAGTGCGGGTGTGGGCTTATTCCTCCTCAAAGATTTCTTAACAAAGTCCAGATCATAAGGGAGATCTGTGGATTTCCTTTTGTAATATCTAGCGGAGCTAGATGCGAGAATTATAATAAAAAGATTGGGGCTACAATGGCCCATTTTCATGGGGCTATAGATATAAAAATTCATGGGCAAGAGGCTTATAAATTAATAGAGGTAGCTGTAGGTAAATGGATGACTGGTATAGGCGTAAAGCAGCATGGACCATTTGAACGTAGATTCATTCATTTAGATGATATAGTCCATCCTAAATTTCCGCGTCCTATGATTTGGAGTTATCAATAATGAAAATTCCTATCCGTGGTAATCAAAAGAATTGCGATAAACCTTCCACTAAGAAAACAGTAATTACTAGGGAAGTAACTGTCCCTATAAAAACTCCTGTAGGGGAGAAAGTTACTTACCGAAAAGTAATCCCTAAAAAAATAGAGGCATTAGTTGTGCCTCCTTCTGTTATCGAAGGTGCTAAAGGGGATAGAGGGTACATGGGTCCTAAAGGACCTGCTGGGGAAGATGGTCCCCAAGGTGTACCAGGTCCAGTAGGCCCACAAGGTAGTCAGGGACCAGTAGGTCCACAAGGTATCCCTGGACCAGAAGGAACTAGTGTAGCTAGTTATACTGCTGGGGAAAGCATTAGTGCATTAAGAGGATGCTACGTAGATTCTACAATAGATAAAGTGTTTAAAGCAGATAGTACGGACAATGAGCACTGTCTTAAATTTGTAGGAATAAGTACAGAGAGTGGGATATTAGATCAGCCTATATTGATACAGAGGAGAGGTATAATAGAGGATGCATTTTGGTCGTGGAACACCATAGGAGACTCTAGTATATATCTAGGTATAGACGGAGCATTGACACAAATAGCTCCTATTAGTGGGGTTAGATTGAGGGTAGGATTCGCTATGTCTCCTACTAAAATATTGATTGATGTATCGGAAGCAGTAGTATTAATATAGGAGAATAGGGAAATGGCAGGAAATAAGTTTTTAAAATTATCATCAGGGCAACTTGCTGAAGAATTATCATTGCAATCAAGCGTCGGGGCTGGGGATGCTGGAAAGATAGTTGCACTTGATGCGGCGGGACGCATAGATAATAGCATGATGCCGATCGGTATTGGTGCTGACACTAAATCAATAGCGTCAAGTGAGAATTTGGCCGCTGGCGATCTAGTTAATATTTATGACAATGGCGGGACTATAAACTGTCGAAAAGCGGATGCAAGTAACGGTAGACGCGCTCATGGATTTGTACTGGCATCAGTAACATCTCCAGCTAATGCTACTGTATATTTTGAAGGTACAATCACAGGTCTTACTGGGTTAACCCCTGGAGCAACTTTGTACCTATCTGGAGCAACTGCGGGAGCTGTTACAGCTACTGCTCCAAGTACCCCTGCTCATATAGTGCAGGAAATTGGGGCAGCAGCTAGTGCTACTGAAGTTACTTTTGAGCCTCAACAACCAATTACTTTGGCGTAAGCATGGCGGTAAGAAAAGCATTGTTCTTAAATGCAGGGCAACCTCAAGAGGTTGCTATAGCAGATACTGTTGCAGGTAAGAGAGTGCTTACTTTTCATTCTGAGGCTCCTGGGGATGGGGAAGTAGCGTTAGTAAGTTACGCTACTTTTCCTTTCACTGTTAAGCAGGTGTTTAATTTAAAAACATCAAGTGGTACTGTGACAGCATCTTTTCAGATTGACGGGGTAAATATCACGTCCCTATCTGGGCTAGCAGTAACAAGTTCGCAGCAATCTCCATCAGCTTCAGGAGCTAATTCAGTGGGTATAGGAGACAGATTAACACTACTTCTTGCTTCAGGATCTACCCCAGTAAATCTGGAATTTGTCATTGATATAGAGGTCTAATAATGGCGTGTATCAATTTTGCAACTTGTGAAGATGGGGAGTCATCTGAGTTCAGGTCTAGCGGAGGATCGTGGTCTAACCAGACAACTATTGTTTTATCTGGCACTCGATCTATTAGGTTTGCTCCAGTTGGTTCAGCCGTAGCTAATGCAAGACTTGCTCTAATAAGACCTGACGGTAGACGCGATACTGAGTTCAATACAGCAAATTGCTATACACAAGTTAGATTACATATAGTGACTGCTCCAGCAAGTAACCAAGAGAAAATAATAGAGTTTGCTGACACTGGTGGAAGCACTAAAGCATTTGTAGCTTTAAATAGTTCCAGGCAATTAGAGTTCTATAATAATGCCGGTGGGCTTGTAGCTACAGGAGCTACTTCTTTATCTTTAAATACTACCTACTTCATCCAAGTAAGAACAAGTACTGGATCTGGTAATCAGCCCTATGAAGTCCACATTGATGAAGTCTTAGAACTAAGTGGTACTGCTAACCAATTAACTAACAATCACGGATCTGTATATTTTGGGAAAAGAGATAATCTAAATTCTCAGACTATGGATATCGTTATGGATTGTTTCTATTGCGACGATTCTACTTTTATTGGGGATGGGGAAGTAGCAGGATTAACTCCTACCGCGAATGGATCGGTAGCTCAATGGACATCAGGGACTGGGGCAAGTAACTATACCCAAGTAGATGAGATTCCTCCCAGCACAGCAGACTATATACAGAGTGCAGCTAGTAGTAATCAAAGTCATTATGTAGAATTAGAAGATTGCGCTACCGTTGGTATAACAGGTACAATACAAGCCTTTAAAGCAACAGCTTTTTTAAGAGAAGTAAGTAGTGGAACAAGTTCAAATAAACTTAGGATTAGCAGTGGAGCAAGTAATTTAGATACAACTGCGTTTAACCATTCCACTTCTAATGTTCATATACAGTTACTAGCAGAGGAGGACCCAGATACTTCTGCTCCGTGGACTCTTTCTGGAATAGATGCCTTAGAGATAGGGGTGATAGAGGCTAATGCTATAGCAATGAGATGTTTTTATATGCATGGATACGTATATTATTTTCCAGCCCCTCCTCCTAGTGGGCCACCAATAGAATATATTAACATGATATGAGCATATTTAAAAAATCATCTTCTGACGGAATAGGTATTCCTTGGCTATGGCAGCTACCTAATAATCATCCATTTTACGATGCTGCTATCGAGCACGATAAGGCTTATGATGATAAGAGAGCTGGGATTATAGCAGACAAAACTAGCTCGTTAGTTGATACCAAGTTTTTACTAGATTGCTTGGAAGTGGCTGGAGATAGCTGGAAACTCAAAGCACAAGCATATTTGTTTTACTATCTATGCAGAGCATGGGGAGCTATTTATTGGTAGTTTACTATGTAATTAGATTATCCCTTACAAACGCATAGTTTATAGGGTATATTATTGGTCAATTCGTATATAATCAGGAACAGGCTATGAGCAAAAAATGTGGATCGTGTAATGATAATAGTGCGGTGATGGTAGAGACTGTTCCTACTATTTCAGCTAGTTGTTCACCTTGTGATCCTTGTGCTCCATCTAGTTCAGTGGTGTACAATCAATCATCTTGTCATCAATCAATGCCGATGCCTTCAGCAGGAAGTGCGCCTACTTGTGAAGCTCCTCCTCTATACGTAAAAACCGCATCTGATTTCACATATCCTGATAAAGGTTTTGGAGCTACTGTAGCTATACTTAATGTTAAGTTAGCTGAAGGTCAGGCGATAACTCATCCTAAATACGGTACACTATATGTAGCTGCTGTTTTAGATGAATCTCTTGGTTACTATGAACTAGAGAATAGAGATATTACTGATGCTACTTTAATTGGTAGGCCAGTACCTTGTGATACTATTTTTAATATTGGTGCTCCTGCTACTATAGCTACTTATGGTGGCGGTGGATGTAATCATCTAACAGTGGATTTCACTATCCCTGCTGTAAACACTTCTGCTCCAGCAAAAGTAGAGTCCCTTGCAGGACTCACTATTGGGGATTCAATAATTCTTCGTAGTAAATCTAATCCATCGTTAGCTTATACTTATGTATTAGCAGGTGTTCAGGGAACTGATACACTTATTCTACGTAACGACGGAGAAGGCGGTACTCCATATGATGCATTAGATGCAGGTTGTGACGATCAATTTTCTTGGTGTGTTGAATCTTTGTCAGATCAAAGTATATGTCAGCAGGCTGTAAATACAACTTGTATAGCTACTTTCATGGGGTGTGATGCTCAAGGTAATCTTAAAAAGATATCTGGTGGAGCTGAAAACCAGGCCCTCGTTTATGATGTTGGTTGTGGAGGTTATGTTAATAAAGTTATACCTGGTGCTACTGTTTGTGTTACTTTACAAACTTGCTTCCAGTTAGCTGTTCCAGAATCATGTATTCCGGGACCTGTATTTATTACTACTTCTGATGATGCTCTTCTTTTAGCAGAAGCTGCTGCATCAGTTCTTAGTGATAATGCTGATCCAATAGTGCATATCTGCGATAAGCCTTTCACAATTAACTTGGAGTTATCTGAACCTGGTTCTATACGATTAACCCCAGCTTACATTCCTACTCAAACAGATTTTTTTGATGAGCAATGTTTAGTATGTGTACCTGAAGATTGTTGTTCTCAGTGTGCTCCTCAGATTAATTATCCTGATACAGATTATTTTCCTCCAGGAAGAGATATTGCTTCTAGCATAGCTATTCCTTCAGGACTGTTTACTGAGGTTGGGGAGTATAAATTATCTATAGTTAAAAGTGCAGATCTATCATCTAATATTTTATTGGTTCATGATGATGCATCTGATGCGATTATAGCAGCATACACAGATCAAGGTGTTTCAATCCCTGTACCAGCAGGAGCTGCTAATTTAGCGTATCATACTATTCAATACTGTCATGAGGATGCTTGTCCTGTAGATGCTCAGTACGATGAAGATGTTAATATGCAGCTTGGTATACCAGTTAATTTTACTGCTCAGTATAACCATAATGCTCAGTATGCTGTTTATGATTGTGATAATATTGGTAATAGTCCCTTATCTACTACTCAGACTAGTATGATTCATACTATGGTAGGGCCTACTGAAGGTAGCGCAATATCTGACGCTAGTGATCCTTGGGGCATACCATTACCAGTTGGTGTAGGGCATAACTACGATCAGTTCACGGCTTATAATAGACGAACAGTAGCTCTATTTAAGTCAACTTGTTTGGTAGTTAAGGTAATCCCTAGACTGCTAATTAAGGTAAAAGTAGCAGCTCCAGACGCAGGATCATTCTACTATATAAACATAAATAGCACTGCTATGTTTAAGACCGCGAGGATTTAATGTGGCGGTTGAACCAAACAAAGTAGATGGTATACAGTCATTTGTAGGGGGGATGAATCAAAGCCTCCCCTCTGCATTACTTAAAGAAGACGCTACGTATAAAAATATAAACGTAAGTCTACTTAATGGTAAAATAAGCCCTAGACCTAAACTAGTAGAAATAGAATTTAAACTACCTAATCCTAACGAAAGACCTGCTGTAGGATCTCTTACTTATAAAGAAAACCTTTATGCAGGGAGAATACAGCACTCCGGTAGATTCAAAACCAGTCTTGGGGAATACGTAATCACTGTAGTAAATGGTGTTATATATGCCCTTCGTCCTAAAACTGGAGAAGCTTTTGCTTTAAAAAATCAAAGTGAACCTAAGTTTCTTAACTATAAGGCGGTTAGATTAGAAGGCTGTCAGGCGTATAATTATTACGTTATATTTGATTGGCCTAACCAGGTAGTGATTATAGATAACCAGCTTAAAGTAAGAAGAGCTGTTATCCGTAATACAGAAGTTCCTAGAAGTTATTTAGGGGCTTTTGTTCATAATAGATTGTTTGTGGCTAATAAAGGAATTGAGTTTGGTGCAAGTGATCCAGTCCGTCCTGATGCTCCATTAGCTCCTTTAACTTTTCTTGATTCCATAGTTTCAGAATCTAATCCAAGCCCATTATTCCCAGAACAATTTTTTTCTCTTTCTTACATAGAAAGACTTTCTTCCATAACTGCTATGGGACATTTTGAAAGAACTGGAGGAGCTTCTTCTACTGGTTTTGGACCACTTTTTATAGCCACTAAAGAGGGTATATTTAGTTACAATGTTAATCAGCCTAGATCCCAATGGACTCAAAGTGTTTTCGGTACTGTATTAGTTAGTGGTATAGGTATAGTTGGACCAAGGTCTTTTTCAGTAGTTGGTGGAGATATTTGGTATAGAGGTCCTGATGGACATATTTATACAATATCAACTGTAGCAAGTGACCAGCAACGATGGGGAGTTTCTAATATCTCAAGAGAGATAGAGGAATCTCTAAAAACTGTTAATAAACATCTTCTACAATACTCTTCCTTAACTTACCACGATAATAAGATCCTTTGTCATTTACAGCCGTATGCAGTTAAATCCAGTAACATAATGGGAGCTGCTATAGATGATTATGTATTTAATGGGCTAGGAGTAGTACAGCTTAATTCTATTTCTGGTATTGGTGGAGGTGCAGCTCCTGTATGGTCATCAGTTTATAATGTAGTTAGTACAGATTTTGTTAAGATTGATGAGTCTTTGGTAATAGTAGGGAAGGCTAAACACAATGAAACATACAATGCTTTTTATGCTCTTGATGATGATGCTACTCACGATGTCATACGCGGCACTCCTGTTAAAATCAGGAGTCGCATCTATACTAGGGAATTAGATTTACAATCTCCTTTACAGGATAAGAAGTTAACTTACCTGAAGCTCGATATCAGAAATATTGTAGGGGATCTTCATGTAGCTGTATATGCTAGGATGGGAGATGAGTGGGATAAGATTGGGGAGATGCTAGCTTCAGATGTATCCAATACAGATAACGAGTTTATCCCTTTAATAGACCCTAAAATCATTAAGTCTACTCAGCTTAGGATTGATCTGGAAGGCAGTAGATATGAATTTACTAGGGCGTTTTTAGTAGGGGAACTGTATACTGATCTACAACCAGAACATAATTTAGAAGTAGATACCCCATGTGAATCGCATAACTGTTTAGGAGATTCAGAGCTATGAGTAACGAAGTACAGGATTCCTTTATCCAACTTACATTTAAGGACCTAGATAAAACGGATTGCGACTATAAAATCCTCCGTAAGTTTCTTGATAAAATACATGTTACATTACTAAACTCAGGTGTAGACGGGGTAGGGATTTTTAGAGAATCTTTTACTGATATCTACACGGGTGGGTACTACATTAAGGAATCTGGTTCAGGAGTTTTCCAAGGATTATTTAAGGTAGTCGAAGGAGTACCTGTAGCAATCAAGCCTTCTTTCCAGGGAGAGATTACTTTGATTCGTGGATCTGGATCTACTGAACTAATCCCTCCTCCAGGATGGATAATTATAGCTGACAGCGACATACAAAGTAGGTATAATATAGGTACTTCTCCTAACTGGAAGGTTGCAGCAATCGAATATATCGGAGTGTAAATTATGGCTAACGGAATTTGTGACACTGGGAAAACTCGTTTGGATTATGCTATCCAGACTCCTGGATGCGTACTTTCTCCATCAATGCAAGGTAATGGTAATGTAGAATCTACTGCTATTGGCTTTGTACGTAATGGTGCAAGTGTTCAAGGGCATCTACCTCAGTACCTACACAGAGACAAGTGTGCTCCTGTACCACTAAAGTCTGTCGAAGGACCTTGTTAGTTTATGGGGGATGAACAAAATCCATCCCCTGTTACTAAGGCTATAGCCGCGCAGAAAAAGCGTAGAGAAGAATTAATTCTTGAATACAAGAAAAAGCAAGCCTCTTTACAGGCTGCTGCTATTTCTGCGCCTAAGAAGTGCGGCACGTGTGGACAGAAGCGTAGGGTTAGGTAATGGAGAAAGCATTTCCTTTAGAGACTGTTATCAGATGGGCTTCTGAAATCACCGGAAAAGCCCAGAAAAGTGACAGGCTCAAATTAATAGACATCATCCGTGAGAGCTTAGAAACTCTACACAATGAAGAATCTTTAGAGAATCTAAGGAAGTGGTGTGTCTATTCTTGTGGATGCACTATTACCATGCCCAAGGAATTGGGAACTCCGTTTAAATACAAGATAGGAAGTTCTGTAGGTCCTGTTAGAAATATCCCGTATGAATTTTTGGGATACGTAAATGGCGATTCTATATCTAATGGGTTCAGAGACGACTTGGCTTATGCTGGCGAATCCCCTACCTTCTTTGATCTGCCTGTACAAGGCGGTAGAGTGGCTGCACGATCTTTAGAACGCTTTACTGGCGGTGCTCCTTATCTAATAGTCCAGGGAGATGATATTCACGGACGAGAAGTATTTACTGTTAATGACGGTAAAACTGATGTAGGGGAGCGTGTATACATAAGTCCTGTAGATCAATCTCCAGCTTATAGTAAAACTATTTTTAGACGTATTCATTCGGTTAGATTAGTAAACTCTGAACTTAATGTGCAATTAGTTTGGTGCAATGCTAATAACTACGGAGAGACTCCGTATGAACTAGGACTGCTTTCTTACTATGATCCTGGAGAAGAGCTTCCTACTTTCAAAAGATATTCTCTTCCAATCTCTACTACTGATTGCTTGACTGTAGAAGTTCTTGGTCACTTGAGACAGCCTGAGCTACGGTACGATAATGAACTTATCAGGGGCTTTGATTCTGGAGCCATTAAAAATATGATTAGAGCAAATTTCTATAAAGACAAGAACGATATAAACGGCGCTCAATTTAATGCATCGTTAGCTGTAGGCTCAATCAGAAAGAAGAATGAAAAGCATAGTCCTAACGCGGATATGATTTCAGTAGACTTAGCAACGTGTGCTAAATCATTCCCAGAGGTTTATTAAAGATGAGTAATCAATTTGTATATAAACCAGTTAGAGATAATGGCGGTGGGTTAGTAGTAGTATTACCTTCTATATACACAGGAAGAATACAAACAGTTCAGCTAGTGGATAGAAGCGGTAATGTAGTTGAGCAAGGTAGATTTAGAAGTGTAGCTAATGGTAACAGAAGTAACTGGGATTTCAGGCAGCGTGGGCAAGCCTATGCCGGAATGACTGTTAGAGTAGTAGATGATTCTGGTAGAGTAGTACTTAATGTACCTACTGGTAGTGGAAATAGGCAAACTTTTAACGTAGGATCTGATGGATCTTCTCCTTACACTCCATCAGGGAGTGCTGCTAATTATCAAGGATCTACATCTGGAGGAGAAGGTGGGGGTGGATCAGAGATAAGCGGATCAGCTTCTGGCTCTTACGGTGGAGGGCAATACGTCCAGGGAGCTGGTGGTACTGGTGTATATACCCCTAACTTCATTCAATACGATCCAGCTTCTTTGTATATTAATTACGACGAAGCAGAAAGACGGGCTGATGAACGATCTGATAAGAACGTAGATAGATTCGGTCAGAACTTTCAGCTAGCCGAAAACTTTGCAGCTCAGACTATAGAAACAGAGCTAAAAGGCTTAGAGAAGTTTTTACCACGTTCTACTGATTTAATTAGGCAAGCAGATCAAACTGGGAATAGAGATGTCCTTCAGTATTCTGATATGTTCGATCAGCGTAATCAGCAAGCTACTTATGCTGCCTCAGATGCTAACGTAGCTAGACGTGGTGACTTTGTAGAGGAATATGTTCCAGGAACTTTTAAGCTAGCTCAGGATATGGTTGAGCGGCTTAAAGGTGATATTAATACAGCTAGGGAAGACGAGAGACGTATTAGAGAACGAGAATCTAAAGATCTTCTTAGTGGTATTAGTCTAGATGTAGCTTCCAGAAGTGCTCGTAATACTGCTGCTGATACTAGTGCTGCTGGTGGATTCGGTGTTGATTCTGCCCAAACTAGGAACATGCTGGATCGTTTTGATTTTGATAGGCGTTTTGAACTTGAATCTGCTAATAGAGTAGATGCACGTCAAGGGGATCAAGCGATAGCTTTAGGTAGACAAGGTACTCAAACAAGTGAGCAAGCCTTGATGAGTGCTAATACCCAAGCGCAACAATCTTTTCAGGCATTAATAGCTCCAGGTATACTGGATTTTCAACCAATCCAAGCAGCTCCAAGAGTAACTGATATCGGTAGTCAGATTAGGCCTATGCCTACTAATGACGCTGGATCAATTAGAGCTAACTTCACTAATCAATTAACCCCTCTTACTACTATAGCTCCATCACAAGCATTTTCTTCTAGCTTCGAGGAACAGAAGTACAATAGAGAAAGAGACTATCAATGGCTTCAGTATCAGCAGCAACAAAATGATATTATGGCTGATGCTCTTAACGTGTCATCTAACTTGGTTGTATCTCAAGATCAAAGAGCTGAAGGTCAAGCACTATTTCAACAAGCCTTAGATCAGAGAAGAGATAGTGAATTTAATACATCTGTAGCTACTCTTGTTACAGCAGCAGCTCCGTTTGTTATGTCAGCAGTAACTAATTGGGTGCAAGGCGGTAAACAACCTGGAGCAGGACAGCAGCAAGTTAATCAGACTGTAAGTCAGATGATTATGGAAGCTGGTAAAGAAGGCTACAATGATTTATCTGCTTGGTTCCAGCAAACTTTTGGGATGGATATAGGTCAATTTGATACTACTGGCATAGGAGCTAGTGTTACAGGAGGAGCTTCTGGTACATCTCCTACAGGAGGAAATGGTACTACTGGTAACGATATTTGGGCTAATCCATCAAGACCTGGAAGCAACTCTAATGCTCCAGAATTATCTAATCCTTCTATTGGTGCAGGTAGTTTAAATAATCCTAATGATTTTAATTCTGGAGTAGGCGGTACATTTGGTTCAGGTAGTAGCGGAGGATCTTCTTTTGGGGATAAATCTACTACCAGAAACAAGATGTTTTATGACCCTAAAACAAAAGATGTACAGTATACAGATGACGAGAGAGGTATTAGTGCTACCGTTAAAGAAAATGGTAACGTAGATTTCTCTGTTGGGTCTAGTTCTAATATGACTACAGCAGAGCGTACTGGTTTAACTAATATAAATACACTTACAGCTCAGTGGGGGGATGCTAAGAATGATCCTACAAAAGCCCCATCAATGCAGCAGCAGCTACAAGCTTACGGACTAGATCCAAGAGTAGTAGCTGGTATGGTTAATCTATGGACTAATTGGGATAATATACCTGATTCAGACCGTGTATTTCAGACAGCTTCTGTCCTCAATAATATAGCAGATAACATGCAGTTATACGAAAACGCTGGTCCTATAGGAGGAGTAGTATCTTCATTAAGACAAGCTTCTGCGTTATATAATAATTGGGATACTATGTCAGATGGGGAAAGATCTCAGGCAGGTGTACAGATAGCTGGTACTTTAGGAACTGCCTACGCTAGTTATACAGGTGCTTTAGCAGGTGCAGGAACTAGTGCATTAGCATTAACTGGAGTAGGTGCATTAGTATCTTTTGGTATAATGTCCGTAGCTAGGGGTACCCGAGTAGCGATAGACGAAGGGTTAAGTAGTGCTTCAGCAATTTCGGCAGTAGGCGCTCCTACGGAATCTACTGCTTTTGCTTTGACTGATAATTGGGGTATTACTTCTGATATAAATAATAATGATAAAGATAATGCTGCACTAGCAGTATCTGGATTTTATAATGGTGGGGCAGGGTGGGTTGCTGCCGCTAGTAATATTCTAGGAGGCAGGACAGATTTCACTTCCGGTAAAAATAACGATCAAAAATACAGAGACTCGTTAAGAGATATTGGTGCTGATCCTAAGTACGGAGCTTTCCTTACTTATGAAGGTAATTCTCATAAATTACAATTAGCAGACGGGACTAAGTTTGATATTGGTAAAGACGGTAACAATAAGCTACCTAATATCGGAACTAATATTGATGGTAATAAAGATCGTCATTATTTTGACATTGATTATAGTAATCCAATAATCAATGATGTGATTGGAATAGCTAACCCACTATCAGTGTTGTTATTTAGAAATGCTGGCGGTATGAAGATGGTGAGCCATTTAACTAATGCTCTTACAGCAAAAGACCCTACAAACTTAGGCAATGTAAAATCTAACGCAAAAGACTTAGCTCTTAAAGCAGGTATTGATTATAATACTGGAGTACAGTTATTTGGTGCAATGAAGGAAAAGGGACAATTAGATCAAAATAAATATGACGCTTTCATGAATGGCTGGCGACAATTAATGTTAGGGTAATATGGCTTTATCGACTTTTAAACCATCCAGAGAGTTATTCGATAACTTTGGAACTGAAGCGAGTATATTTAATCAAACTCTTGGCGATGCCAACCTAACTCCATTTGGGGATATAGTTGATGGTGTTAATCAAGGGCTACAATTAGCTAACAATATCCAAACTACTTGGGATAACATTGGTCCTGAAGGGGTAGAGCGTCGTAGAATAGCAATGGAAACTGCCAAAACTCAGGCAGAAATCCAGAAACATGCTTTATCTATTAAAGCTATGGAAGCTAAGCATAAAGCTATTTTAGATGAAGATTTACTTCTAGCAGAAAAGACCAGGCTACAAAGTGAGACTTTAAAAGGGGAATTAACCTCCCAAAAAAGGAAAGTCTTATCTACTGCATATACCGGATTATCTCAGATATACGATCCCGATTCTCTTCATGCTTTTTTATCAGACCCTCAATATTCTGTTCTTATCGGAGATCCTGAATTTGGTAAAATAATAAGTGCTAAAGCAGGTAGTATGATGGTTGGAGCTACCCCAGAACAGCAAGTTAAATTAATTCAATTAGAAGCTATGGGATCTGGTAGAGCTTTATCTCCTGTAGCATCTACTCAAGCGAGTTCTATGATAGGTAGACCAACTGCTGCGGCTGGAGCAGCTAAGCCAGAAACTCGTGCTCAAGCCATTGCTCGTCAAGATAGGGAATCCGTAGTTGAAAACGCTTTACAAGGTGTGCAAAGTAAGATCCCGAAAGGAGCTAAAGTTACTTATGATGATATCAGTAATACAGTTATAGCAACTGATCCATTAAATCCTACATCAGCACCTATAAAAATAAAACTAGATGAATACGAATTAACAGGTAGTTCTGCTGCTACGGCTGCTACAAATAATACAGTGCGTAGTAATGTCAGAGAGATGGTAAGGGATATGCAATCTCGTCAAGGTGGTAGAGGACCTGTACAGGATAGACCTGATACTACTGAAAGTACTCAGGCTGCTATAGAATCATCAGCTAGACTAGGTGCAGGGGGGATATCCAATAGAGCTATTGGTGGAGGAACTATACTCAAAGGTAGATTAGGTATAGAGAGTGATGAGGAAGTAGATAGCGTATTAGGTAAAGCAGAGACTATAGCTAGACATGCCCCTAATTTTGGGCCTAAAGAAGAAGCTGCAATAGTAGCGGATCTCAAGAAGACTTTATCTAATACTAATGTTTCTGATAATCCTGAAGTAATGGATGCATTGATTAACAATGTTGTAGAAGAAACTAGAAAGCTTAGAAAAGAATTTAAGCATAGAGAAAAGATGGCTAAAGAGAATAGAAAGTCTATACCTATAATGGGAGTTACTATAACCAGTAATAATCCTCCTATAACGCCACAACCTGTAGCTGGAGCAGCTCAAGAAATGGGAGTAACTAATCCAGCAGCTTCACCAATGCCTGGATCTGCTTTAGGAGGTCCGGGAGGATTTCTAAGATAATATGGATCAATTTTCTACTGACGAAGAGCAATCTGAACTAGATAAACTACTAGCTTCCTATGAAGCTAATTCTACAACTTCTGATGATGAGGATTTTTCTCCTCTATCCACTAGATCCTACACAGACATTTTAGAGGATCTTAAAACTAACAATAAGAAATTGGATTATCAAACTCTACTAGAATACTCTGATTCAGTTCTACTTAATGTAGATGATCCAGCAGAAGCGTTTTCAGCTCTATCAAAAGCCCATGAATTTGCCGATCACGATGCTACTGATGTGCGGGATACATTTTCTAACTTAGGTAAGAATTTTAAAATAGCTTACGATGTAGATATACAAAATGATATTGAAAATCTATTACCTAAATTCAATATAAGAGACAATGATGATCCAGATCTCGAAGTTAGGTTAGCTAATATTGATCTATGGAAAAATAAAGCTCATGGGGATTTAGCATTAATGCTAGGACCTGCTTATAATATCCATAAAAAATCAATAGATGATATCATAGAAAAACGAGCAGAAGGTTTAGAGACGTTCCATAAAGCTGGGGATAAATATGGAGTAATCCTAAATCCAGAAACTGGGGAAGTTGAGTTTGGTAAAGGTAGTGATTACTTCGCTCGTTTTGCTGAAGAAGCTATAGCAAGTCCTTTAGAAGGATTAGATCCTATTTTAGGTACAGGTGGACTTGGGGAAAGTGTTCGTGATTGGATAGTAACTAACCCTAATAATGACGAAGATATATCTGCTGGTGTTGTTACTGCTTTAGGCCAAGTTGGTGGATCAGCTATGGCAGGAGTATTACTTGCTGTAGGCGGCAAGGCAGCTCTTGTAAAAGCAGGAGTCTCAGCAGCAACTGCTGGAGTAGCGGCAGCAACTGCTGGAACTGCATTATCAGCAGCACTACCAGCAAGTAATGAACTTCAAAGTGTGTATGACGAAGCATTAGATAGAACTAATGATAAGTTTGAAGCTACTAAAGCCACTGTATTAGCTCTTCCTGGAGTAGCAGTAGATTATGTAGTAGATTTTTTAATTTCTAAAACTCTTATAAAACCTTTTAGTAAGATGATGACTAAAGGGGAGAAATCTGAGGAAGTAGCAAAAGCACTGACTTCTCAATCAGCAAGCCTAACAGATATCTCTGAAGCTAAGAAAGTACTTAAACAGATGCAGTCAGAATTAACTGAATCTGTTGATCCTAATATATTAAAGGCTGCTGGATTAGGCGCTGCTGGTAATGCTCTATCAGAGCCACTTACCTCCGTTAATTCTGCTGCTGCTGTAGGGTATGTAGATCCTAATAGCGATCCTATGACTGAGATAGGAGAAAGACCATTAGGAACGGAAGCTCTTATAGGAGGTATAACTGGGGGTGTATTACCTGCTGGTGGTGGAGTAATAAGTAAATTTGGTAGAGGTAAAGAACGAGAACTTTTGAGAGATATTCAGCAAGGAATAGCTAATCTCGATAAAGCTGAGGTTACGGAGATTGCTAGAGTCAGAGACGAACTAACTGCAAAAGGAGATGCGTATTGGGCAGAGAAATTCTCTGAACTATCTCCTCCAGATGAAGGTGATACATTAGTACAATTAGAGCGAAAATTACTGGATGATACAACCTTAGATGCAGAAATGCGTCAAAATAAGGCTGACTTCCTAGATGTAGGTAATGGCCTAGCTCCTAGAGAAGAAGCTTTAAGTACGTTAGCTGATAGAATAGCAGAGACTAATGAGCTTATTTCAAGAACAAATAACGTTAGGGAATTAGAATCAGTAAAGCAGGAGCTATCTCCACTATCTACTAAAGAAACGCTTTCCGTAGAAGAGCTTGCTAGAAGAGACGAGTTACGATCTCGATTAAGAGATATCCAAAAAAGAACTGTTATAGGTAAAAAAACTGTAGAGAAGGGGGAAGCTACTAATCCTAAGACAGGTAAAAAAGATCCTATAAATCTAGCTAGACCTCTTAGTCAACTTACTCCTAGAGATATGCTAAATGAGATTGATTACATCAATCGACGTGAAGCTGATTTAGCTTCTATGCCAGAAACTATGTACCCTCTTAAGAAGAGGAAAGAGGCTTTAGTTGATTTAATAGGAAGTAAACTACACCCAATAACTAATGCTATTAATCCTAACCAGGATATAACTAAACTTTCTAATAAAGAAATGAAGGCAGAACTTTCTGCTCTTAATATAGCCAATAGAATAGGAACTATCTCTCCAGAACATTTAGGGTATTTAACTAAGATAGCTGAAGATATAAAAGTTAGAGATAATGTACCTGCTGTAGATGTAAGTGTACCTGTCCAGTCCAGGAAAACTGATGATCTCATAAAAGAAAAAGAGCAATTATACGCTCTACCTACAATGCCTGAATATCTAACAGCTAGAATTGACTCTGTAGATAAGGAACTATTAACTAGAGAACAGGAAGCTAAATTTAATGAAGAGTTTACTGATTTAGAAGCTAAAGAAAAAGATGTAAAAAAGAATACATCTAAAAAAGAAGTAGCTAAACAAACTCCAGAAGAAACTCTTGATGATATAACTAATCTGGAAAGCTCTCCTATAGAACGTACTAAAGATCAGGAATCTAGGTTAGAAGAACTTAGGATTAAAAGGGTATATGAGGATAAACTGCCTTACCCTACTAAGCTATATAAAGAAGGCGAGGCTATAGAAGGTGCTGGTGACGACGTTTATAGAAATGTAAATGAAATGACTGGAGCTGAAATAGCTTCATCTTTACGTACCTTAAACGCTATTAAGAATAAGCCCCTTGAAACTGATGCGTACATCAGAGATCTGGAGCAGCGTAAGAAAGACTTCGATACTAAAATTTCTAAAGTATATAGTGATCTATCTGGACCACAGAAAGAACTAGTTACAGGATATGATACCCTAGCAGAAGTTAAGGAAAAGATAGCTAATGAAGCTGATCCTGATAAGAAGAAATTACTTACTCAGATAGCTAATAAATTAGAAGGTAAGAAGCCAGAACCTGCAAAAAAAGAAGCCCCCACCCCTCCTAAAAAAGAGGCTAAAAAGAAACTGGCTAAGCCACTGCCTCCTCTTACCGATAGCATATCTGAGGATATAGATATTATACTAGGTAACGACACTATTGATGTAGAAGAGGTGCTTGGAGATAAGCCTTCTAAAAAGACTGTAACTCTTAAAGAAGCTCCATTAGTTCCTGTAGATAAAACTACTAAGCACTCTGATAAAAAACTTACTCAGATGGCTAATAAGGTAAGGTATGATCTTACTAAAGGCAGAGTAAAGGATGTAGAGTCTGCAAAGAAATTTGTAGCATCTGTAGCTGATGTACTTAATACACGTAATAAAACTATTACAGATGCAGTATGGAAAAAGCTTACAGCTCCAGAAAAGGAGTTTCTACAAGATGCTTTTAGGGGGCAACCAGTTTCAGGTAAGGGGCTTAGTTATCAGGATGTAAACGTACTAAAATCTTTAGGTAAAGATCCTGAAGTAGTCGATAAAATCCTAACTAAGATAGAGACTGGTAAGTCTATAGTGCCTGAAGATACTATAGTAGGTGTAGATAAAAACCTTAACTACGACTTTTTTAAAGCTAAGAATAGAAATAGCTCTTCTAAAGCCAAACGAATTAAATCTTTACCAGAAAGAGCACCTGTAAGTATGACTACAGAAGCTCCTCTTGTACCTCATCCTAGAAGTAATATTGACTTCTTAATGGAGCTAAATAGTGAAGAAGCAGATGCATATAACGAATTAAAAAAGAAGTACCCTAAAATAATTTTAGAGCCAGATCCTAAAGCTACTAAAAGTGATACTCCATTTAGGCTTAGTACTAGAGATATAATTAAAGAGTTAAACAAATTAACTAAGTCTGATTTTAGATGGATGAAGCTATCTAAGGATGGATCTATATATGGTAAATATAGAGGTATATATAATCAGATAATAACTAATGTACCTAATGATTTAGATACTGCCGGTCACGAGATAGCCCACGGGCTATCCCATAAATACGGCATTGTAGATGAATGGGTAAATACTGATATTTATGACGCAGAGCTAGAGCAGTTTTGGGGACATGGTACTGCTACACTTAACCCAGTTATAAAAAGAGCAGAAGGTGTAGCTGAATACTTCAGGGCTTATTTCCATGATCCTGTAAAAGTCAAGAAGATGGCTCCTAAGTACACTGCTTATATACAAGGAAAACTTCCTGCCGATGTTCTATCTCAGTTAGATAATATACACGGACTATATAAACAATTCATAAATCAATTTGTATCATCTCCAGGACAAGCTACTAAGAATAATATTGGTAGTCTAGTTACTTATTTTAATGATGCTACAAGTTGGTTATCTAAAATAACTGGATCTAATCTTAATTCAAAGGGCTTATCGTTACTAACTAAATTAAGTTCTATATTTGATCCTACTGCTGTAATGAGGTTCTACCAAAACTCCTTAGTAGCTAAAGGTGCTTTTACAGCAGAGCAAGTAGAATACAATAAATTAGATGACCCTAAATTCCATTTCATGAATCTACAAAGATTCACTAATTTATATTCAGGTATGCTTTCTGAAGGCATAATGGATATGAATAATGTAGTAGCAGATCCTAATTCTTTATATGGCTATAGTCCAAAAATGCTTTATAAAGGAGGTATAGGTACTCTATTAGATAGAGCTGCTGACGTTAATATGTCTATACCAGCTTACCAGCAAGAGGTAGATGCTATTGGTGTATCCTTACGTGTAGAAAGTAAGGGTGCTCCTATGGTGGAGAGAGCTACTAATTTAAGCTTAAATCCAAACTCCCCTGAAGCAGAGATAAAATTAGCAGAACTTAACAAAAGAAAAGCAGAGCTTAATAAAGAAATCAGTGAATATAAGAAAGCTGGAGAAAATACTCCTAGCTCTATATTAAAAGAGATAGGAGAAGTTAAGGCAGCTATAAACGATATTAAAGCTGATCCTAATGATCCAGCAGTAAAAGCTGATATAGATTCAATTCTCCTTAAATTAAGCAGATTATCTGGTGTTACTGGAGCTTTAGAATTAAAGACAGTAAACGATTATGTAGTAGCTCTAAATACTCTAGCTGAGTTTAAGGCTAAACCAGAAGCATATCAAGAAGCTATAATGGACGGAGTAGAGAAGCACCGTAAATGGGCTACTGCTATACTAGAACTGGCTGTATCAAACGGACTTAAATCTAAAGACTGGCTGAACTCAGTACTAGAAAATAACGAAGAATATTATGCAATGGGGAGGGTTATTGATGACTCATTGTATGCAGAGAGCACTGCTGTATCTACTGATTCTACTATGCGTTTTAAAGGTAGTACTAGAGAAATAATTCCTGGTACTTTAACTTTGATGGAAAATGCTTCTAGGGTTCTTAGAGCTGTATATATAAATAAAGCTAAAGAAGCAGCGATTAAGATGATTGATCCTAACGTAGTAGGAGATAATCTATTACGTGCTCAAATTAAGAAAGAAAGAGCAGTTAGTGGTTTACCTCCTCTTAGTGAATCAGAACTTGATGCAGCAGTAAGTAAATCTAAAGGTTCCAGTATATTCGGGAATGTTTTAGAAGGACTAGCTGGTATGGGATTCAAGCTAGATAGTAAGCCATTAGAAGGAGCTGATTCTGAAAACGTAATTACAGTATTCAAAAACGGTACTCCAGAATATTGGAAAATACCTGATCCTGATTTTTATAAAGCAGTCACTGCGTATAAACAGGACTATTCAGCTAAAAGAATACCTATACTAAGTGCTGCTAACCAACTATTTAAGAAGAGTGTTACTGGTGTAGTACCCTTTGCTGCTGGTCAGTTTAGTAGTGATGCTATAGATAGAATGATTACATCTAAAGATACGTTAGGTACTTTAACAGGTACTGCTTTAGCAGTTAAACAAACTTTGGCTAACAAAGGTAAAGTAGATTTAGATCTACTTAAATTATATCATGGGGATCAAAGAGGCTCTCAGTATGCTAACGAAGGTAATCATAGTGCTACCTTACTCCAAGTTCTACGGGAAGAAGAAATTCTAACTGATACAGTATTCTGGAATGCTAAATTACTAGGTACATTTAATAAATATAATTTTGTATACAATCCTAAATTCACCACTGCTGTAGAAGTAATGGGAAGACAGGCTGGATTTAATACAGCTTATAAAGATGCTCTTAAACATAACACTGATCCAATGCAAGCACTGGCATACGCTGCATACCAAGCTCAAGACCAGGCTAACTTTGCTAATGTTCCTGTATGGGTAAAACAGTTAGATAGCACTATATTCCCGTTCTTCTCTGCCGGGGTATCTATGATGACAAGTCACTCCAGATCTATAGTAAAGGACCCATTAAAGTACGCAATAAATTATGCTGTTCTAGGAACTCTAATGGCTGTAGCAGAAAGATCTGCGGCTATCTTAGGTGACTATGAAGAGGAATTAGATCAATCTCCTAATTACCTAAAAGGCTTATATAGTACAGTTAAGATAGGAGACGATAGCTGGTTAAGAATTAAGCTGAGCCATCAATTAGGTTTCTTTACGTCCTTAGTGCATAGGATGATGATGGACGATAATCGAGGCACAAAAGATGTGTACGATGGACTATTTAATAATTTCCTTAACTCATTTATGCCATTAGATATAAGTGGCGGAGGAGGTACAATTGGAGCTTTAGCACAGATATTAGATAATAAAATTAGATTTAGAAACTCTTCAATAGTACCTGAGTATGAAGAAAAAGTAAGTTTAAAAGATAGAAGGCCGCCAGAAAATACCTCTACTTTTGCTAAATTCTTACATAAATCTTTTATTGATTTAGGTATGGGGGATCTATCCTCTATAAGAACTTTTGGGGATGCTCGTAAGATAGATGCTCTTATACAGATGCAATTTGGGTCTGCTGCTTCTCTAATAATAAATTCCACCGATTTACTTAATGCAGATAAAAGAGCAAATTATATAAAGAAAGTTAGTGGGATAAATATAAGGTCATTCGCTAGTAATACTCCTGACTATGAGTACATAACTAACTATATAGATCTAAAAGGCGGGGCAGGGTATAATAGTAAAGAGTTTCAAGCGATACGAGCTATACAACAAAACTATTGGAATGCTACTTCCCCATTAGAGGCCGAACAGTATGCGAAAGAATTTCAAGAAGCTACCTCTGCCTACAGGAAGAAAATCGAGGACTTGGGGGAGTCTGCTGTATTCTCTCCTCGCACACTTAAAAGCAGGGCTAAAAAAGCTAAAGAGCGAGGTGAAGTACTGGAAGAATTTCCTTCTATAATGGATATATTTAAATGAGAGTAACTGAAGCTGAATTGAAGGAATGGGGATTCGTAGAAGTTTCTCCTAGACGGTATAAGAAGCTTAGTAAGGAAGAGCAGCAAGAAAAAGAATCTAAGAAGTCGTTAGTTTATGGCAATGTAAAAAGAGTTACAGCTACTATAGCTGGTAAAGAATATACTTTCAGAAGTGAGTGGGAATATCACTATGCTCTGTACTGTCAATTCTTAATGGATAATGCATCTATATCTCATTGGGAGTACGAACCTTTTAGATTTATTTTTGATAAAATACAGAGAGGAACTAACTCTTACCTACCTGATTTTAAAATTCATGAATTAGATGGAACTCATTGGTGGGCAGAAGTAAAGGGTCACATGAGTAAGGTAGGGGCCACCAAGTTAAAGAGAATGGCTAAATACTATCCAAAAGAGATAATTAGATTAGTTAGGAAAGAGGATATAGCAGAGATAAGAAGGAAACTAGGTTTATGATTACAGTACCTAAATACACCGTTCATAGTGAATTATCAGCTAGTGAAGTAGTGGGTTTATCTGAATCATCTGGGTGGGCTGGAGCATTAATGCGTATACCTGAATGGTGGGCTAAGACTCAAGGGGAAGGTATAAGAGTAGCTGTACTCGATACTGGCTGTGATTTAGATCATCCAGATCTAAAGGGAGCAATAGCTGCAAGTAAATCTTTTATTCCTGGAGAAACTGTAGAAGATGAAAATAATCATGGGACTGCTTGTGCTGGGATTATAGGAGCCAGGTACGATAAGAAAGGTATCATAGGGATAGCTCCTAAAAGTAATATTATAGTGGGGAAGGTGCTCTCTAATAGAGGCTCCGGTAGTATGCAAGCCCTCACTAACGGGATTAATTGGGCTGTAGAACAGAAGGCAGACATCATTTCCATGAGTCTAGGAGCTGAGGCAGATGACTCTGATGTATTTAAAGCGGTTCATGAAGCTTTAGCAAAAGGAGTTATTGTAGTAGCTGCTGCTGGGAATAGTGGGGCATACGGCTCTAATACAGTAGGGTATCCTGCAAGGTATGGATCAGTAATAAGTATAGGATCTCACGATACTAACGGAAATGTTTCTGGTTTTAGTAGTCGTGGAGGAGATGTAGATTTTATAGCTCCTGGGGAGGATATAATCTCTACTGGGAAAAAGGGGAGTTACGTAAGATTAAGTGGTACTAGTTTTGCCACTCCTATTGTGGCTGGTATCTGTGCTCTTATACTCAGTAAAGATAAGAGACAAGGTAGTAGCACTCCTATCAGAAACAATATGGATATGCTGAATCACTTAACTAGAATAGCCTCTCACCCAGGATATTATGATCCAGCGAGAGGCTATGGGGTATTACTACCTTTTAACTACTAGTACATCTCTTTTTTAGCAGCTTTCTTTTTTGAAGCTGCTTTCTTTTTAGCAGGAGCTTTTTTCTTAGCTGCCTTCTTTTTACTCATCTTAACTTTATCCATAGCCTTATCTACCATCATAACTAATCCTCTCTATTACTAGGGTTTCTTACAGTCCTACACTCTTTAACACCGTCCACAGTGTAGCGCACATATATAGGCCCAGCACCATAATTAGGTCCAGTCCTATCTGTACAGAAAGTAGGTCGGTTAGGATTAGAATTGGACCTGAAAAAGCCATCCCCAATCTGATTAAAATTAACATCAAGTACTTCTATTTTTGTACCAGGATTACCTACCTTACCGCTATAGCTAGGAGGCAGAAGAAATACTGCTCTGTTTGCACAAGAAGCTGTAGGATCTCCAAAAGGTTTCCATAAAGCTGCATTAGCTCCGTCAAAGAAGTCACCTGCATCAATACAAGGGGGAGGATTTCCGTTAGCTTCCTCGATACACATGTTGAGACTCTTCTCTAGATCCTGAGATTTAACTACGTGCTGCCAAGCTTCCAGCCACTTTGCGTAGAAGTGCTCTTTAAAAGTACGTACAGGGAAACGATCATTGTCTGGAGCGTCCAGGAAGTAATATTCAGATCTAGGTACTGTTACTGTATCCTCTTGGGCGTGAAGTACAGTTGGTAAAAGGGCCATAATCAGTAGTGCATATTTCATAGCTTTCTCCTTATTAATTATGACCCCATTATACTATCTTTTAACTGTTCTAATCCAGCTTAAAGTTTCCTTACATAGACCTACATGATGAACAGCCTGGTTTACACTCATTATCCCAGCCTCGAAGTGAGCTATATAATCCTCTCTTCGTGGAGGAGTATTAAAACCTACCTGCTCTACGATATTGAATGGGACCCAGTATTCTCTGATAACCATTACCAATTCATATAGAGGGTGGCATGGTTGATCTAGCATACACCTCTGCCCCAGCCTTCGTAAATTCTCATTAATTTCCCCTACACAACCAGCGTATTCTCTCTGAGCTTTCATCAAAATCTCAAAAGACATCCACCAATGCTCTGCTGCTAGTCCTGCTGTAGGGATATCAATAGGAGCACTACCTGGAGCGAACTGAGATCTCTGAAGAGCAGGAGCTGTGTAGTCTCTCTTCAATCGCCCAAACTTAGTTATATAAGGTTCAGTTACCGGCTGCCCATTAACATCAGTATAGGTAAACCATGTCTGCCTATTCTGAAATTCATCTGTAATTAATGACCGTAAATCCTGAGCTTCTACATCAATACAGCACACAAGAACTAATCCAGCCGCTATCATCCAATCTATTATTAACTGTTTCATATTTTCCTTTTTAATCCTGACATACCCAATACCATTTACAATTTTTACCATTCTCATCACAGATACATGTAGCTATTGGCTTATCACATATAAGAGGTGATAGTGGTTTAAACATGCAAGCACCTGATAACACTACCATCCAAGTTAGCTTCTTCATTAATCTACCTCTTCCGTATAAACTTCTACAGGAGGCTCGCAATTAGCTTCGATAAATCCTTGCTTAAAACCTAGTCTGTAACACTCTTCTCTAGTCATCTCTTTAATTATTTCTGGTATCTTTATTTCCATGTTTTCTCCTCTTATTAATAAATCTAAAATTCATCCACTTCATCTGGACCATCTTCTACTTCGTAGTCTCGTCTCACCATATAATCAATTAACCTATACTTCTCTGATTCCAGATAATCCTCTATAGCTTTCGGTACTTCTACCTTATCTACATATAACCACCATAAGTACTCCCAAGGAACATTCCTTACATCTCTTCCAGCATACATACCAAAAGTTAGTTTCATGGAGGAATCGTTTTTCCTCTTAATCTGATTCAGGACTATATGTTCCATTGATAGTGCCCTTAATTGTTTTACATAATTGTAAATCAAACTCCACCTGATCTAACTGCTCTTTAAGTAATGCTACTCTTTCTTTAGCATCTGCATCAGCAGGAGGAGCATGAAACCATTTCTCCACAGGATCTCCATCTACTACAGTACCTTCATAGCATTGCCGTAAATCCAACGATTTAGTAAATAAATCTATCTTTAGCTTCCCATACTCGTCTGCTAGTTCGCTACTGGAATGAATTTGATATCCCAGTATGTATATAGGAGCAGCTAAAAGCAGGATTATAAATAGTATTTTTAAATCGTAATTCATCAAAGTCTCTCCTCTTCTTCAAACAGTAATAAAGCTAGTAAACTATACACTGCCATATCGACTAATGTATCTTTAAACCCTTCGTCCTTAACCTTATAATTTTCAGTCTTACAGTAAGTCTGGAGACGGGAATATTTATCGGCCATCCGTACACTTACTACCCCTTTCCAGGGAGATATACCTGCTTGAGCACATAACTTTAAATTAGCTAAAGGATCTTGATCTCCAGAATAGTCATGGTTTTTAGCTTTCATTATAGAAGTAATGTTTGCTAGCTTTTGTTCAAAGCGTTTAAAAAACTCATCTTTTGTCATGTTCTTTTCCTCTTCGTAATATGGTTCCCATTGTGCTAAATTTAATATAAAAGAACTGAATATAATTTCCCCCCTATTATTTTTAAAATGTTTTTTAATAGGATCATGGATTATATAATCATTAGGATCTCCCCAACCTACCATCCTTATTTTAGGACTTAGTTTTATTGCCTCTTCTACTGTCATGGTGCTATCCCTAATTGTTTAGCTGCTTCTCTACATTTAGCTGAGGAATATTCATATATTAAATACTTAAACTGATCGTATAATTCTTGAGGATCTTTATATAACCATCCGTTTCCCTCTGATTCTACTAGCTGTTCTTCAGTAAAATCAGCATAACTCAATCTACCTGATTTAGTCTTATAATATATTCCATCTTGTTTTACAAGTATAGATTCTACTATATGTGTAAAAATTAAAGGGTGAAGCATATCTATATCATCCCCTCTCATTCGTTCTAGTGTATAGAACTTATCCCCTATGTTGTATTTGTAGTCACTCACAATAACTTCTTACCCTCCTCTATTAATAAGCACAGCTTTGCAAACTGCTCCGATTTTTCCTTACCTCCAGGTACACTGTTTACACTGTACCCATCTCGATTCAGTATCATCAGATGAGTACCTAGCTCTTTCTTCTTTTCAATGAGGTGCGGGAGCACCTCTTCTACCCATTCTTTATTTGTCATTTTTACCTTTACCGATAGTTTCCTGAGCCACTAAAGATCCAGATAGTTTCTTAATAATATCCACTAGCTTTATTAGAGGTATTTTTGCTGCTTCCTCTACAGTTAAGTTGAGATGATTACCTGCTAATTTTACTATTGCTGCACTTGTTTTCTTACTCATTTTTCTATCTCCTTTATTAATGTTAAATCCTCTAAACAGTACCTAGCTACTTGTGCAGGGTAATCCCAATCCCCGTACTTAGTTCTAAAAAACTGATTCCATATTAAGTCTAGTGCCACTCCAGCAGCATAGTTCTTTTCTTTTAACTCTATTTTAAGAGATTCTATCTCCTCCACCAGCTCGGCCCGCTGCTTTCTGAGCTTGGCCAGTTCTTCCTCGGCGACCAAGGGCTGCTTTAAAAACCAGTCGTTCGCCATTTTGCTTAGTTTTCTACTCATCGGGAGCCTCCTTTGATTCCATCTCATATATTCTTTCAGCGAGCCGAATACACTCTCTTACGTATTGATCTTTCTTTAGCAAAATATAGTCTTGCAAAATAAGATTAAGCTTTTTCAGCTCCTTAATCTCATCCTTCGCAAGCATATACCGCATTTTAAAATCCTCACTCACCTTGCACCTCCTTCTGTTTAATAAGATTAATACTCGCTTGCAATTTCATAACCTCTTTTTCTAAAAGGGTCAGGGCCTCTTTCTTCGCGTCTTCTAAATCTTTACTGTCTAATACATCTTTGTATAGGAGATTGGGATAAGTAGAGAATACCCAATCATCAGCGTCATAATCTTTATGACGAGTAATCGTAAGACCGATGACTCCTAACTGTGCTTGGAAAGTTCTTGGGATGCGTTCTTTATCGCTCTGACTATATGATGTGACATCTTGCCATTTTATTTCTCTCATTCTGCTTTCTCCTTCTCTTTCAACTCCCAACCGTCCGGCAGTAAGGCGCGGATGAAGGGGAGGAGCGTAGACTTGTCTACATAGATAGTTTCGAGCTGGTGCGGCCCTGTCTGCTGCAAAAAAAAAAAACTCTTAGGCGTTTCGGTTATTTTAATTCGCGGCTTTGTCGCTTGCTCAATTATCATGCTTCACCTCGCACAAGCTCTGCGTATAACTTACTGACCAAAATTCAAGCGGTAAAAAAGATAAGTCGAAAGCGTCGGGGTCTAGTCTCGCGTATGGAAGCGCTCCATCCCAACATTTTATTTCTACTGTGGGTTTGCTCTCGAACCAGAAAACGGCACTGTCTGGATCGCGCACCACAAATCCCGCCTTCAACATCCGAGGCCAGACTATCCCCTCTTTCCACGAACGACGGCGGCGAAAGGTAGGCCATTTCGTGCTATAACCAAAAAGGCCCCCTTCTAGTTTAGCATCAACAATTTCGCCTTGACTTAAAAACTTATCCCCATGCTCAGGTGGCACCACCCCCAAATATTCCCACTCCGATTCATCCAGATCAACTTCAATTTGAATTTTCATCATTTTTGCCCCACTCCCTTACTATTATTGTTTGACAGCTTTCGTTCGCAACTTGAGTCTTTGCCAACTCAAGCAAGGTAACAAAGCTAGCGTGTAATATATGTTGATCTTTGCAAGTTAAGGCGTGCCTAAATTCTTTGTTCTGCATTAGCCTGCAAATGTATTTAATTGTTATTTTCGCGCTCATAGCTCCCCCTTAAAGTGTAGCAAGTGCATACAGAAAAATAAGTAACGCTATAAAACCAAGTAAACTGGCGGTACTCTCGCTCATAGCATCCCCTCTATCTTAAATTCCTCAATAGCAACCCGCCTTAACTCGGTAATTAAAGCGTGCTTCTCTATCAACCCTTCGTGCGCTAGGCGCTCAATGCTGCATTCTGGTATTGGCTTGTCCTCTGTCATGGCGAAATACTCAGACAAGTTCATCAGCTCTGATTCCAGAATCGGCAGGGCTTGTTTTATCCAGTCGTCTTTGGTCATTTAGGCATACTCCAATAAGGTTTCGGCTTTATCGGTTAGTCTCACGCAGTTGATACCCCCTTCTAGCTTATGCTCTATGAGCTCTCCTATCTGATTTTGTATGATCTTAGAAAAAATCACATCACTGCACTTGCTCCATCCCTCAATATCTTTTGGGCTTCTCTGTACTAATTTAAGCGTGTTTAGTAGTCTTTCTTTATTGGTCATCCTTCCTCCTTATCTTCTCTTTCCGTTAACTCCATAATCCGCTTATAAAGCATATCAAAGCTGCTCGACTCAATGCACGCTGCTAGCATCTCGGATTCTAGTTGCTCGTACTTGCGTTGCCATGTGAGTACTTCTTCTTTCAGTTCTTGCAGGTGCTTTATTATTATCGTCAATAAGCTAACAAACACCTCTTTGCCACTCCCCCAGACTTGCAGCTTACCAGTTTCAGCAAATGATAAGTTGCGGCTATATAGCTCTATGAGCGCGTCCAGCTTCATAGATCCTCCGCGTATTTCCATTCGATGTCATCCCAGTCAGCACCAACAACCCAAGATATAGTAGATCCCTTAACTGGCGGGACTAGATAATAATTAAACCCACTCCATATAGCTTTAGTCCCGTTCTTCTTATCGCCTTTCATTCGAACTAAAATTAACTTTTGTTTCTCCGGCTGTTCAGCCGCGCAGCATTTCCAGTCATTTTTTTCTTTTGTCATATCTCCATTCCATTGCAGATGTTCTTATACGGACAGGCATATCACCTCCCTGTTTATAATATCCATGACCAATATATTTTGCATAAAACACCGGCTGGCGATCATCTATGTCCGCTAATCTTAACTGTACCGACCGACCTATATCTGGATCTACTAACCCGCAGTATTTCCAATCGCTCATAAGTCACCTTTTATTTGTACCTCGATTAGGCCATGATCTATCAAGTCATCAATGATATATGCTAGAGTCTCTCCGTTATCTCCATCCCCTCCAAACTTAAAACAAAAAGAGTCAGAGTAATGATGGAAATCTATTTCCCCGATTAATCTAGCTAGCTGTATGGATTCGTCTCTAACGTCGCTACCCTCTTCCCACTTATCTACTATATGTAGGTATTTTATATCTCGACTCATCCCTAATCCTCCTCTTCATCCTCTTCTTCCTCTTCAATATTATCCTCCCTCCAACTAGTCCTCGCCCTTTTTGCGTCGAATAGATAGTCCCTAATCTCCTCCAGTGCATCAGCAGGGAAGCTGACTATATCTCCTCCCTGATCGAAAGTTACTAGATCAGTAATAAAGTCTACCTCTATGCCTAACTGTACATTCCCATCTTCGGCAGTAAATGTTGTTTTTAATTTTGATTTATACATATCTAATCCTTTATTTTCTCGAAAACATGCCATACAAAAGACCCTATCAATACTACTGTTCCGATAAATTTCCTGTTAATAGTGGTATCTATACCTGCACCTGTACCAATTATCTCAATTCGTCTATCCGTATATGGTTCATCAGGATCAACCATAGCCCACAAGCATAAGCCTCCATTCTGGTTGTCTACACTTAGTATCGTAGCTCCCTTGGGCATAACTAATGTCTGATCTTCCATTATCATTAGTTCGTATTTCCAAATAGTCATTATCCGTTCTCCCACTCTCTATATAAAGCTGCTTTCATAACTTTACCGGCATACTCTTTACTCTCAGTAGTCTGATACATTCGATTAATACCAGCGTTATATTCAGTTAGTGCTCGGACGATATCGCCTTTCTGACTGGCTAGCATTTGATCCCACCACCATACTCCACACTGTATGTTAGATATTTTATCAAAAGCTGCTTTATCAACCAGTCCACACTTCTTTAGTGTGTCAGGCATAAGTTGCATTAATCCAGCAGCTCCCGCTTTGGACACAGTGTATTGATTGTCTCTTGATTCTACCCAAACTAATCCACGGATGACTGGAAACAGCTCATCAGGTAAGCCATTTACTTTCATTTCTCGTTTGATTAATCCATCAATAGAATCGTCCAAAACCATTTCAACTGTTCCGGTAGGGATCTGATACCCATGTTCCCTGGCGATATAGCCGACACTAGAATAGTAAACTGCCTCAGCTTCCTCTAATAATCGCTGCTCAGCATACAGATAGCCTCGACTCAAGCCCCCTAAACTGACCATTAGGCCAGCTAGAACTACTGTAAGGAAGAATATTGCTGCAACTACGTAACCACTTATTAATGCGGTTACACGGAATATTGACTGCCTTAATGTTCTAGGAGCTATATTAGTAATTACTTTTTCTAATTCTTTATTTGGTTTCATTTAGCTACCCCCTTCGTTACTCTACTATTCTCCCAATCCAGCGATAAATATTTTTCAGTAATGAAGTTATCTGGGATGTGGAAGAAATACTGAAGTTTAATTAGATAGATACCTGGTAATACCGGAATCCAGTACCCTAGTGTTGTGTCGATATCCACTTCAGAGAAACAATCACTCAGTAGGATACTCCCATCTTTATCCTTCACAATAGTTACTCCGTCCTTCATCCAGTCCGGCCAGTTTATTAGATTCTCCATCACTTCGCCTCCTTCTCAAGTTCTATAAATATAGAAACTACTGATTTTATCTCGTATCTCCTACCCATGTAATACTGATTATCAGGAATTCTATGGATGTAATTATTCATTACCCTTAACCGATCTTTAATCTCTGCTCTAAGAGTTAAGTAAGCAGACTTATAATCTAAGTCTGCTGGTGGTTTTTGATTAAATCGACTCACTTCGCCACCTCATCTAATAATGATTGTAGAGCCGCACGATCATTCTCTGTCAGCTTCTCAATCACTTTACGTTTATTGTAAGCGTGATGAGTACCTTCTGGTCCAATAACAAAACCAAACGGTCCGGTGCATGCACTACAAGTTAGTGCTAGACAAATTATTACAATTATGTTACAAAGTTTTACAAAGGTCATGGCGTTTTCTCCAACTTTTACGTTTATGGGTTAACCTATACCATACGGGGGTTTAGTCATGTTTTCCTCCGCATGGCCTTTTATTAGTTATACTCGTAATCAGAGTATTCTTTCCTCATCTCCGGTACTTTAACTGACACTACATAGTTGAGTTTCATGGCACTAAAAGCACTTCTAGGAAGTATGATTTTAGCTTCACATGATTCACATTTAACTATGTAATATGAAGAAAATTCTAGTACCTTAACTGTATCAATCGAAGTACATACGGGGCATTGTTTTTTCATAAGAATATTTCCTAATCACAAGTTACTTAATACTTGTACTACAAGTTAAAAGCTACTGTCAAGACTTATTCTTTAAGATCTAACCAACTAGATCCTGTAATAACAGTGACCAGCTTTAAGGTAGTAGCTGAAGGGAAGGCAGTTAGCATGGCTAACTCCATATTATCTTTAAGGATTTTACTAACTATTTCCTTATTCTTTTCTGGTGTTTCTATAACCAATTCATCATGTACACAGCAGTATAAATAAGCTTCTACCTTATTCTTTTTTAGCTCTCTTCTTACATTATCAAGAGCCATAAGCATTACGGAGCAAGCATCACTTTGGATAGGATGATTTACGGATTTATTATAGAAATTATCCTCCTCCAGCATCCTGATTTTACCGAACTTAGAGACTACTTTGAGTTCTTTCTCAGCTTTTTCTACCTGAGATTTCTGCCATAAAGCTCCTTCCCAGAAAGTATCATCCACCCGACTAATCAAGTCTTTAGCTTCTGATAAAGTCATAGGAACACCGAAAGTATTCTTAGCGTATTTAATTAGAGTATTAGGCCCTAGCAAGAATAATCGTCCTAGCAGTACCGCCTTAGCTTTCTGACGTTCTTCTTTAGTAACATCAGCTAGCTTTTTACCAGCTATTAATGCAGCTACGATCTTGTACATGTCTAAACCACGTTCGAAACCTTCTAGCATAGTGCTGTCATTAGAATGGTGAGCATAGACCCGTACTTCAATCATCCCGTAATCAGCTCCTACCAGGATGTTTCCTGGAGCAGGTATAAAGATCTTCCTAAAATCTCCTCGTGGATTGTTTTGGATATTAAAACTAAAGCTACTAAGCCTTCCTGAACCAGTATTACACTGGGTATATTGAGGGTGAGCACGTTTTGAGACTGGATTAATGAATGTCTTTAAATTAGTCCCGTATGTTCCAATACTTTTAGTTAGTTTCTTCACTTTTAATAGAGGTGCTATAGCTTCTATATGATCGTGATCTGCTAAAGTCTCGGCATCGCAAACTAAGTAACCAGTTTTCTCTGATTTAGGCCAAGCTTTTACTTCTTCAGGATCTATTTGTGATTCTATCCAGGCAGCTAATTGTTTAGGGGAATTTATATTAACTTCACGAGGTAAGATTTTATATAATTCTTCTTCAGCTTCTACTAGCTCCTTTTGCCATTCTTCAATCATGGCATCATGGGTAGGGCCATCAATCCTAACACCGTTATAAACCATGTCACCTAGAGCTGGTAAGGCTTTTCTATTTAATCTATAGAACGTAAGGATCTCAGTGACACCTGCATTATTAATAAGGTTAAGCAGGATATTAAAGCAGGTGAGGGTTTGGTAGGCATCTCTTACTGCATAAGCTTTCTGCTCTTCAGTAAGCTCTTCCGCTCCCCAATCTGATTTCTGACTTTGTTTTTCTATGTAGTGATCTCTAATAGTATCAATCATAGCTTCTAAAGAAGCTTTTGTAGCCTTATAATTAACCACACGAGACTGAATAAAGAGCCTAAATAGAAGCATCGAATCGTGGATATCATCAAACTCTAGTCCAGCATGTTTAAAATGCTGATACTCAAAGATAGCGTTATGAGCTACTGGAGTTCCTTTAAGTAAAAAACTTTTTAGCTCCTCAGATATCCCATATTTATGTACATGAAAAAGGGTTTCCCCGACTCCAGGAATGCTTGTTTGGACGGTAGCTATCCGTGATAGATGTGGGCTAAGACCGCCACTACTGTGAGTAGAAAACTCTGGAAGAGGCATTGTTTCAATGTCCAGCCCATATAGCTCCCATTTCTTCTTTTTAGTAAGTTTAAAAAACTCTTGTTCAGACTCTAGGGAATCAACGTAATAATATGATCTCCAGCCTATAGGATAGCTATTCTTCGTCAATTCCATATAAATCCTCTCTTATCTCCTCGACACCAAGATCTTTAACAATCAATTCTTCTATGTATCTAGCAATACCGCCTAACAACGATCCCTTTATAATGGCTTTATTTACTAGCCATTGAGGAAGTCTGATGTTTTGTACTACTCGTCTAGTCCAGATTGATTGCTCAGCTCGGCAGGAGGCGCTCATGTTTTTATTTTTTGCCGCTTTTATTTCTTTAGCTTTACTTTTTAAAAGCTTCTTTAAGTTCTGATCGTCTTTCTTAAATTCTTTTTCGTATTTCATAAAATTACCTAAAAAGGAGGGGTGATAATACTTCCCCTCCCATAATGTTGTTAGATTGCATCAAGCAAGCTAGTTCCTTTTTTCGGGGCTTTCTTCGTAGCAGTAGCAGCTACCACAGCAGAAGGCTGTAAATTAATAGCTTCTACTACATCTGAAGAAGCAGCAGCTTGTAGTTCGCTGTCACCTGCCATAAGTAGTTGACTTACAGTAGCTCCAGTCAGGCGTTCTCCATCAGCAATGAACTGAATAGCTTCAACATTAAACCAGCACATGCGGTTTTTCTTGTTGATGGTAGCAGCTCCGATAGAGACGAATAACTTAACCTTACAGCCAGCATAAATATCTGATGCTGGGATTTCAGGTACAGTATCGCCTACCTTATTAGGACCATAACAAATGATTGGTCCACTTGCTTCCCTTTTCTTAGGCTGGATGAAGATAGCATCCTTAAACACCGGATACTTCTCTGTATTCATCTCGTTACCGTCTTTAAATGGGATATTGTCTAAATCATTTAAAGTTGTACCCTCACCAAACTCTGCTTCAACTACTTCCTGGATAGCAGCTTTTACCTGAGTAAAATCTGTTCCTTTAGGAAACGCTACACAGACCTCGTATTTATTAGATGGGTATTCACCTTGATCGGCGTTTACCTTATCAATAAATTGAGTAAACACCGCAATACCTACTGGTAGTGCTATTGGATCTTTACCGTATGATGCTCTTTTCCCTTTCTTTACACTCATTTTCTTTTCCTTTTATGTCGTTTCTTGTTGTATTAATGCAAATATTGTAGCAGTAGGTGCTCCTAATGTTATTCTATGTGCATTATCTTCATTATCTAGTACTACTGCTAGAGCTGGTGCTGGTTTTACAGTAAGCCCTTCCAGTATTACGTCGATATCTTTTTGTGGGATTTTAGCAGCTTTAAGCTGCTTGGTGATCTCGCCAATCCCCACTAATGATTCCTTAATCGGAGCTGTAGCCCCGTACTCCATAAGCATATTAGCTATTTGCTTAACATCTTTTGAGTCATCCCACTTTCTATTGGTCCTTCCATAAGTTCCCTTAGTACCTGGAATCGGGTTACCAGCCTGAAACCGGTTAAAAGCATACGTCCACATGGCTTTATCGACTTGCTTTATGTACTCCGAAAAGCCTAGCCACCTCACAATATTCTCATCCCCCACTTTAGCTGGCAGAGTATCAGGATCTGGTAGTGTTTCTTCCTGTAACAATACAGTCTGGAGGCGTTCACGAGTTTGCTTATGGACGGCTGGACAAGTAGCAGTCGCAGAACAGAACCGGCACTGAACTTCTCCTGGAGTTAGGGTCATCTTACTCCTACCGTAATGACCCATGTTTATTTTAGCAATCTCTGTGAATTTCTCTATATATTCAGCAGCTTCTTCACGAGTAATCTCAACAAACTGAGTTACCTGATCGTCCAGTGAATGAGGCTGGTATATATGACCTCTTAAAATATCAAATTTGTATCCTAGCTCATGCTGCATACTTACTAGGTAAAGAATCGTTTGGATTATGTCCGTCTCAACTGTACCATTCTTATAATCCCAAACTCCACCTACATTCTTTCCCTTCTCTCGATACGCATAAGAGAAGTCGGCAGAACCTCCAAGCTCCAATTCATGATTAAGCACGTATTTTCTTTCTGATGCCCAACCAATACTCCCTAACTTGTCTCCTACAATACTAAGGATATTCTCTAATGCTTGCTCCACCAAAATAACATCGTCTGGTTTATAGGTAGGAGGTAAAGTAAAATCAAGCCTCTTCTTTTCCATCACATTAGGAAGAGCTAACTCAATACCTTTATGGATGAATGTGCCGTAAGAAGCGTCATCAGAGCCATAATTTACACCATACTTCGTTTCCTGCTCAGCAGAGCCATGACAAAGTATTCGCCTCTTAATACTGGAGCCACCATTAATGTAATGGTGATTATCATCTGCCTTAATTTCTTCAACAGACGGTTTAGTTTCGGCTGGAAGCACTTCAGGTGTTTCAGTTAGCATAGGAAGCTCATCAGCAACAGGATTAATAAATTTAGGTTTCTTCTTTCTAGCCATCTAACTGATTCTCCTGTTCTTCTAAAGCTTTCAATAGATTTTCGCCTAGATTATAGACAATGTGAGCTGCTTTATCCATCGGGACATTAGCTCCATACCTAAGAGCAGCTTCCTGATTCATACGCGGCTCTGTCCACAATATCACTTGGATAGCAGTGTCAGCATTTATAAAGCCAGAATTAAATACTTGTGTTCCCTGACCAATAACTGCGTCAATAAACTCCCTGCAAATATCATCAAACTCTTTAGAGTAAGGAGGCATAAGCTCGGCTTTCCTGTCAGTTTTTTCTTCTGAGACAGTATCTTCTACTACCATCTCTTCAGTAAGCTCTACTGGTTGATCTTCACTCATTTTCGATAGCCTCATTTTGTAATTTTAATTTCTTCATATTTATTTCCATTATCCTTTCTTCATAAGAGTCCGTCAAAGTAGTGAGATACGCCATACAAGGTTTTGTCTGCCCTATCCTACTAATTCTCCCACTTGCCTGGATAATAGAGTCAGGAGTAAAACTAATCTCTCCAAACACCATAATATTACACCTGTGTTGCAAGTTAATACCTACCCCAAGAGCGTCGATTTGTCCAATTAAAAGTTGCTTTTTTTCGTCCGTATTGAAAATATCTACAATTTCCTGACGTTTAGCAGAGGAAGTAGAGCCTGTAATACAGAGAGGTTCATAGAAATGAAATTCTTTCAAGGCTAATTCTATTAAGTCACGGTGATAATAAATAAGAATAACCGTCTGATCCTGCTTTAATAAATCGTTTACAAAGTCAGTTACTTCCAGGTGCTTAGCTAGATAAGTCCTTCTCCTGATTTCCGAGATATTAGGAGGTAAAGTTATTCTATCTCCATCTTCATTGTAGTAAAATTTTGTATCTTTTTCTAAAGCTGCTACTTCTTTTCTTAGGGTAGGATCGCCTTTAAGATAAATTTGCTGGTAGGTTAATTTTGGAAGCTCATCCATAACCTCTTCTTTTTTAATCCTCTTAAATACAGGAGCTACCAGTTTACGCCACTTATCTATATTTATCCCCCCACTATATGTATATCCACCACTGAACGGATTTTTAGTGCGTTCACAAAATGCTTCTGCATACTCATAATAATTAGTTACTAAATCAGCTCTTGCATGAGCAAGGAATGGATACATGTCTAATAAAGAACTTTTAACCGGAGTTCCGCTTAACCACAAACTAAATTTTATTTCGGGTAGCCTAGCAATAGCTGTGCAGATACGTGTACACGCTGCATTTATATTCTTTAAATACTGAGCTTCATCAAAAATCGTGTAGTCAATCCCCCATTTCATTAATTCCTTTTGTACAGTAGGATTCAAAATCAATTTGTAGCTGACAATTACCCAAGTAGTGTCAAGAGTTAATTTTTTTATGTCTTTAGATTTAAAGATTGGCAAGGTTTTTGCTTGGTGTGGGTGATTATCAAACTCTAATATCTCTCTTTCCCAGTTAATACGAGTAGATCCGTTAGTCACACACAATATATGGTGGTTGTCTGATGGACGTATACTACAAATAGTATAAATGCTCGTTCTAGTTTTCCCAGTCCCTACATCTCCAGCATTATAGAAATATTTTTTACTAGTCTTGAAAAGATTTACTGCTTGTGCTACAAGTTGTTGTTGGAAGGGTTTAAGGTTTGAATTAAATTCTTCTTTATTCATAACGGTTTATTTAAATAAGGTTGGTATCTGTTTTCGATTGACTAGCTGGGGGTGGATCTGTTTAACTAATAGATCCCTACCACAAGTCTACATTACTACACCATTAAAGGCAATAAAAACATGAAAGTTGATTTAGATCAGTGTCAGAAATTTTTAGCATTGTTAGATACCTGTTCTACATCATTTACTTTTCAAATTATTCCTGAACGAGCTGGATGTAGTAGGAAGGCTCATATAGTAGCTGGTACTTTAGAGGAAGTGTCCGAAAAATTAATCTCAGAAAATTTATCCGGTTGTGGGATTTTTGTAACTATCAATTACGGAGAGCCTGGAAAAAGAAAAGCTACAGACATTACTCGCGTTAGGGCTTTCTTCGTAGAACTTGATAGAGGGGACATTACTACCGACATAATGCAGCGGCTGGAAGATATTACTGGTGCTAGTATTGTAGTAGAAAGTAGTCCAGGTAGATGTCATTTATATTGGCTGGTGGGTGAAGAGGGGAAAGCACTGGTAGAAAAGTTTTCTGCTATTCAACGGGTACTTCAGTATAAGTTTAAAGGGCTAGGAGCTGGAGTTGAGAGTAAAGATCTGCCTAGAGTTTTACGTCTACCAGGTTTTTTTCATCAAAAAAGAGAACCTCATTTAGTTACGATAAAAGCTGGTTCTGAGGTGGTTTATCCAGGTTTTGATGAGGTAGCAGAGGTTTTAGAAATTGATGCTGACTACATCCAGGAAGCTAGTGCAGCATGGGGAGAAGGTGGGTTAGTAGAAACAAGTTTTGTTAAGAGTAAAAACAATCCTGCTTTAGATGGTTGCACCTATGTAGGGTGTCAGGCTGGGGATAGAAACGGATCTCTATTTAATTATGGTTTTGAGATTTTAGTCAGGCAACGTGGGTTAGATTATGACGGGGTATTAGGTGGATTGTTATCTGCTAACATCAAAAATAAACCTCCACTAAGTAATGATGAAGTCGTAGCAATTTCAAAAAGTGTATGGGAGAGAAAGGGAAGGCTAGGGGTAGTATCAATAGCAGAGAAGAAAGAGAAGGTAGCAGAAGTAGTTTCAGAAGATACGGAGGAGGGATTGGAGGAAGGAATAGAACCTTATCCCTACGATTATTTACAAAGTGACATGTATCCTGCTCATGCACAGTTAAGTATAGCAGCACGAATCAATCAACGATTCGGCGATAATATAAAATATAACGAAAATAAAGGTTTTTACGTCCGTGACCCTCAGTTAGGGTTTTGGTGTGTGTCTGATGGTAGGACTCAAACCTTGTTATCAAAATATTATCTAGCAGTTACGTCTGAACTAGAGCTAGAAAAAGAATTTAGAGAAAATTTTATTGATGACAAACTGGTTTTCAAGCCTTCCACAATGAGATCTGCACTAAAAGATTATCACTCCTCTAACGTAATGAAGAATGTTTTTACCTGCCTTCAAACTCGTGAAAATATGTACTGCAACCACGAATCGTTTGAAACAGAGCAGGATGCTAATCTACTCGTAGTAAAGCAAGGTATGCTTGATCTCTTAACCGGAAAGAGCGTATCGGATGAGACGTTTAGAAGGAGCCGCCTCATCAATAGCTGCCCCGTCCAATTTAATCCAGATGCAGACTGTCCTATCTGGAAAAGATTTTTAGAAAGCTGCATGGAAGGGGATAAAGCGTCAGTAGAATATATCCAACGAATTTGTGGCTACCTGATTAGTGGAGAGACCTTCTTAAACAGCTTCTTTATTGTTTATGGTGTACCTGGAACTGGTAAAAGTAGATTCTTAAACGTCATGAGTGCATTATTAGGTAAGTACAGCATCGAATTAAGTCCCTCAGTACTATTAGCTGAAAGCACTGATGCAAGCAGTTTAAGTAGTTTGGCCCAGGCTCAGTATTGTCGTATGGCTACCGTGATGGAAGTCGGATTAAAAGATAAATGGAATACAAGTATACTAAAAGCATTAGCAGGTGATGACATGATTACCGCTAAGATGTTTTATTGTAACCCATACCAATATAAACCCAGGTTCAAGCTATGTATTAGAGCTAACAACATGCCGTCGTCTGATTCATTCGATCAAGCTATCTGGGAGAGAGCAAAATTAATCCCGTTTAACGTGAAATTTAGAGGCACTGTGCGGGAAGATAATAAGTTAGAAGAGAAGCTGCTAGGAGAGCTGCCTGGAATATTAAACTGGTGTGCTGAAGGCTACCGCATGCTCATGGCAGATAGAGCTTTAGTCATCCCTGAAGCAATTAAAGCTTGTTTAGGTGATGTGCAGTCTGGAGTAGATCCAGTTCAAGCTTTCTTAAATGAATGCTTGATTATAGATCGAGAAGGGAATGAACTCTGGTATGAGATTTATGATTCCTACACCGCCTGGGCACGTGAGAACGATATTAAAGTAGTCTCTAAGCAGAAAGCCCTGAAGAGTATGGTAGATAAAGGAATCGAGACTAAGGGTAAATTGAAGGGTTTACGGTTGATTGGAGTTACTCTGAAACGTGATTATCGGCTTTCCGATTCAGGAACCACGATTCAGAGTATGATTTAAAGCTGGTGGTTAGGGGTAGAAGATAGAATTGCTAATTAAACTCTCTCCATAAGCTACAATACCAGCTATTCTATTTATATGCAGTCCAGATATCTCCGATGCTGTGGTGGGGTTATCTTTTAACTCCTGTATTATATTCATAAACTCTTTAGGAATATCTCCACAAGTTTTATACATAAAATATTCTGCATTAACATACCTGTCTCCTTTATAACCAGGATGCTCACCAGTTAATATAGATGCATATTCTTTTAGAAAGTTATCTGTAGTCATTGTATTCATGTTTTTATCTCCGGTTAGTTGGTTAGTAAATAAATCCAGCAGCTTCCATAGACTGCTTAAAGTCGGCTAGAAGAGCTGGAAGGCGGGTACGTAGCTTCTCTTCTATGTCAGGGCTTAGTAACTCCTCATCCGTAGCTTCCGGCCATATAGCAGAGCTTCTAGCATAGGGTAGATTACCTTCCTTAATCCAATACATAGTATTAGCTATGTAATGTAGAGGCCCATCAGAAGAACAGAGATGCCACTTAATTAAGTGAGCTAGTTCAGGTACGTATTCCGCTATCTCCTCGTGTATACAGCCTGATGGCCCCACATTACCATATATAAAAGGTCTTCTATGGTATAGAGCACCAGTTATAGAGAAAGTATTATGCCCGTTATTACAACTATCATCGTAACGTAACGTCACTTTGATTAATTGTGGGGATTCCTTAATTACTTCTTTCTGCTGGTATTTTGTCAAAATGCTAGTTGGTATGTTCATGTTTTTATCTCCGTTTATGTCGGTTAGTTTATAAATCAAACAAAAATGCTTGGTGCTTAAATACCCCGTAGCCGTTTAGGAAGGCTGGATTAGGGCATTCTTGCCCCTTAGCTACATAGTATTTATTGTCCCCTACTGCTTTCGTTATCTTCTTAATAAGCTGTATGCGGTCCTTTATAGTCTTTGGTACAGCCTCTACAGCTATTGGATCTAGCTCAGTCCATACAGTATAGAAAGCGTCGGATAGAGCTGCTAGGCACTTTTTACGCCCCTCCTTTGCAGCTTTAGTTTCCGTGTACATGAATTTAACTACCGATGCTTGAGACATATCCACAAGCACAGCTAGCGTAGGCTGGGTAGCTCCCACCGCTGCCATAATCTCTTGTAAATACTCTGCCGACACTTCTGGATCGTTAATTAGCACTGGTCTATTAATCATTGTTTTTCTCCTCTAATGTTTTTACGTATTCCTCTAATCTGATTATCTCTCCATTCGCATACTCTAACTGATCGGTAAGTTTTTCTATCTCGTTATCCCTATCCCCTAACGTATCCTCCAGCCTACTTACTTCGTACTGTTTATCCTCCGCTTCGCTATTAGCTTCTGATAATTCCTCCTCCAAAGATTCGATCTTATTTGAATAGTAAGCATATACATCGGGTAGATGTTTTTGTATAATATCCTCTTTTAAAGTGTAGTCATATTTAAAAGAATCGTTCAATTCATCCCAAGTTATCATTGTTTTTCTCCTTTTATTTATACCTAAATACAAGCACTTACAAGAATGATAAAGCATTTATCGTAATAATTACCGATACTTACAAGAATGAGGAGGGGTTTTGGAAAAAGCTCTCACCATGTGTAATGTTTATCAACCTCTCTTTACCTGATAATTATAATACTACCTTTAATTTAAATGCAAGTCAAATTAATTAGCTAAAAATCAGGGTTCTACAATTAATTGGTGGTTAAATTATTTTGAGCGTTTTTTGGTAAATATATCTTATACTTTTGTTATTTTACAATCTAACTTGGAATACAGGCACTTACAAGAATGATGGGGTTTTTGGGAAAAATGATGGCTTCCTGATTACAAGCAGTTACAAGAATGATGCTTCCTCGTTACAGGCACTTACAGAAATGATGAAATGGGATTATCAATGATTCCAGTGAGTTACAAGAATGATGAGCCTTTTTCTAAAAAGATTTGATTTTCAACTGAAAAGGGGTATATCCCGACAAAATTAATCAGGCCTATAATAACCGTTTACCCCTACTTGTAGTGCAAGTAGGTATATCCTGCATATAAATGATGGGTGTAATAGGGTCTCTTTCTGTCTAAAAAAGGAAAGTTTCCCGACTTTACCCCCATCATTCTTGTAAGTGGCGGTAATTGTTCAGAACACGATTTCATCATTTTTGTAAGTGCCTGTAACGTGGTATGCATCATTTCTGTAAGTGATTGTAGTTAGGTGAAAATAGATAGGTGCTATTTTTAGCAAAAACCCCATCATTTCTGTAAGTGCCTGTAATCCAATTTAGATTGTAAAATAACAAAAGTAGATGGGAACTTATATTTTTTTCAGCCAAAAACGTAAGTTTTGGGAGGTCTAAAAAAGGTGGAAAAACGGACCTCTACCAGCTCCTAAATGTGGTCGGAAAGTGATGACCACCAGCTTTTAAATTTAGTAGGTGGGAGGGAGGGGGGTAGCTGCTGAAATTGGGGGGAAGGGAAAAATTTTCGGATCTCTGCTAGCTTCTGGAGTGAGGAGGAAGGGAAAAATTTTCGGATCTCTGATAGAAACGGATCTCTGTTAGTGGGAGCTATTCTTTATGACCCTCCAGTACCCTCCAGTACCCTCCAGTACCCTCCAGTACCCTCCAGTACCCTCCAGCACCCTCCAGCACCCTCCAGCACCCTCCAGCAACCTCCAGCAACCTCCAGTACCCTCCAGTACCCTCCAGTACCCTCCAGTACC